GTGTTATCTATCCTTGCTATGGAGTCGGCAGGTTCCATCCGTTCGCTGTACAGACATTTTTTATCAGGGATTACAGAAAAATCCCTGAATGCATTTTACTATGCATGTTCTTATGCAAAAGCTGATTATTCTAGATTTATGAATGTTACTGCTGGTATGGCTTTAAAGCTCATACCAGAAAAATTGTCCTCCCAGCCTGTCTTCCTGTGTATTGATGATACAATGGTTGCAAAATTCGGCAAAAAATTTGAGGATGCTTCAAAGCTTTTCGACCATGCTGCGCATAATGGCTCTAATTACCTGAATGGACACTGTTTTGTGAGCGTAATGCTCTGTGTCCCTGTATGGAATAAGGACAGGATCCATTATCTGTGCGTACCGCTTGGATACCGCATGTGGCAGAAAAAGGAATCTAAACTGGAACTGGCTGCATCTATGGTGCGGCATGTAATGCCTGTCTTGCGTACAAAGAAAAACGTCGTCCTCCTTTGTGACAGCTGGTATGTAAAAAAGAGCCTTGTTTCTATCGTAGACGAATATGAAAACCTTGGCCTTATAGGAAATGCAAGGCTTGATTCCGTCATTTATGATTTGCCGCCACAGCGGACGGGAAAAAGAGGACGTCCTGCAACGCATGGCGACAGGCTCTCCATCCAGGATGATTTTACTCTGTCAGATGAAAAAATTGGAGGCTATTACATGGCTGTGCGCCGTGTCCTTACAAACATTTTTGGCAAAAGGACCGTTCTGGCATATGTTACATCAGCGGACAAGGAAAATGGTGGCAGGCGTTTATATTTCAGCACAGTTTTTCCAGAACAGCTGCAGATATTCTGTGCCTGGCAAGAAAAATCCCCACTGAATCAGACAGGAAGCAGCCGTATGCAGTTTATACCTCTGATGCTTTATGCTTTTCGGTGGAACATCGAAGTAAGTTATTACGAACAGAAAACCTTCTGGTCATTATGCAGCTACATGGTGCGGAGCCGCAAAGGGATAGAAATGCTTGTCAATCTAATCAACATAGCGTATTGTGCAATGAAACTTTTGCCGTATCAGGACAAGACGTTTTCCAAATACCAGACAGAAAGCGTCCAGGAATTTCGTTTCGTACTGAGCGAAAAAATTCGCCAGCAGGTATTTTATGCCATTTTCGTGAAAAAAGCCGAAACACACATAAAATCAAAAGCTATAATTAAGGTTTTAAAACAACTGATTCAGCATCAGGGATATTATTTATAAAGTTGTAAAGTGGTGTGTATTAATAATACTCTTAGGACTTTTCCTTTATTTTCTATGTATACTACTAAAAAACTCCTACTTCACGAGGAACCAATAGCATAATTAATTTTACCCTTTTGAAAAATAATCTTTCTCATATTTCTCAATTTGACATTATCAATATTTTAAGTCTCTCAATCGTAGTAAAACCGTAGTACCTCACCGTCCCTATTACCGTGATTTGCCCCGTTCTGCCCCACAAGTGCCGCCAATTCCCGACTACCCGCCGTGCTGCCGTGGCAGACAAACAATATCTTAATCATAGTTGTAAAACTCCTTTATTCCCTATATTTTCAAGGCTTTTGCCTTTTTCATTGTTCTTTCATGTCAGACATATTTTCTTAAATTGTCATGTATTTTCTTATGTTTTCCTCTGCAAAAATGGTAAATATCATGGTAAATGATTTTGTTTTACCATCTACCCCGATACAAGCTCTAAGGCTAGGACAAAATACGTTCCAATTCGTCTTTTGCGTCTTCAAAATTCACATGTGTATAAGTATTCAGAGTAACGCTTATATCGGAATGCCCCATAATATATTGTAAAGTTTTCGGGTTCATCCCGCTTTTTGCCATGTTGGAACAGAATGTGTGCCGACATACATGAGGGGTAACTTTCGGCATTGGAACTTTGTAAATGCTGTTATACTTTTCCCGGATATGCTGCATATATTTTTCCCAATGCAATGCAACCATAGGCATATCATTTTTATCTAAAAACAGGAATCCGGTATAACCATCTACGGTCGGTTCTGCACTGGGCGCAATCCTGTTTTTGATAATCCTCTGAAAACATTCTGCAACATCATCTGTCATAGGCACATAGCGTACACCGCTTTCTGTCTTCGGAACTTCAATGACATATTTCATTTTGCTCGTGCGTTGCAGTTGGTGGTTGACACGGATTCTTTTTTCCTTAAAATCAATGTCTTCCAGTGTCAGACCGCAGAACTCCGATATCCGCAAGCCAGTGTGGAATAAAATGAAAATACCGCCATAATACCTCGAAAAATGTTTGTCTTCCTGAACAAATTTTAAATATTCCCTTTGCTGTTTTCTTGTTATGGATTCTCTGGTAACGCTGTCATTTACAATAACAGACGCTAATTCAAACTGAAAAGGATTTTTGCGGATTAAATCGTCATTCTCTGCCATCTGGAACGCCGGTCTAAGCACTCCCCGGATAGAATGGATAGAACTGTACCCACGCCCGTCTTCCTGCTGTAATTTGATTAACCATGCCTTTGCGTCCGACAATTTCACTTTATCAATCCGTTTACTGCCAAAAACGTCTTTCTTCAGCACATTTATAACTGTTTGATATCCTGCTTTGGTATTATGCCTTACGCCGGTTTTTAGGGAAACATATTTCTCCACCAGTGACAGCACTGTATAATTACCGCCATTTGATACAATCTGGTGAAACATATCCTGTTCAATCTGTTTTTCCTTTTCCCGAAGTGAAAGGTCTTTCCGCTTGCCCTTTGGGTATGGGTCGTTATGGTCTAACCGCCAACTGTAAACATCCTTTGTATTACCATCTGTATCCTGATATGTAAAACGATACCTGCCATCCGCTCTCTGGGTCTCTCCATTATGTAAAATCCTGTTTCTTTTGTCTCGTCTCTTTTCACTCATGGTTTCCTGTCTCCTTTCTGGAAAGAGACCCAAACTCGTGATACTATATTAACACAAATTAAGGTCTTTTACCATACCCAACCGCAAGTTATACCACTGTTGCATTGTCTAAAAATTCTTCAAACTTTTGCCTTTTCAGCAATATGCGGTTGCCATTCATAATAATAAAATCTGACTGTGGGTGTTCCTCTGCAATCATACGCAGTTTGTTTTCCCCTATTATGGTAGTAATCCGCCGCCTCTGCAATTGTCAGGGCATATCTTTTCCATACCGGGATTACGCCCTTTTCCACTTCCTCTTTTTCCATGCCAATCTCCTGTATCATTGTTCATATTTATTGATTTCCCAATACCTTGATTTAAGGAACTGTACTATTGTCAACGTACCATTATCGCACAGTACCCGAAACCAATCCTGACGGTTCTCTTTTGCAAACAAAGGCAACCTTGCATAGCTTACTATTTCGTTTTGTATGCAAAACTCTAACATCTCTCCAATGGCGCTGTATTTATCTGTTGCAAGGCTTATCATTGCCATATAATCAGCCCCCGAACATGAAATCACATTCTCAATATCATACTGTGCTTTCTCGGCATTATCTAAATGGCAGAGATATCTTGCATATGCCCTTGCGCATTTCAATGGTTCAATCCCTACACCGCCTATTGCAGAAAACACTTCTTTCGCCTGTTCACTGGTCTTTACCCCTTCAAACAGTATCATCACATGATAATGCTCTTTTTTCCGTGTTCCATCTGCATTAATGTCTTTATCATGCAACGGTGAAATCAGAGCAGGAACACATTGCTCCTGTAACTTTATTATCCAGTCATCAGGGGCAGATTCCGGGTAAACCACCGTCGCCCAATTCCTTGTCCTTTTCTTCTCCATATTTTTTATGAACATTGAACAATGTCCCTAGGGGGTGTCGTAGTGTGCCCCCTAGGGGGCGGTGGCGGTCGCTCCGCTTTGTTTCTCCGAAACATACCGCCACCCATTTCACACACTATTCCCTGTTCAACGCTCCTCGTATAATAAGTTTGTAAGCAAGAAAAACAGCTTACAGACTTATTCTTTTTTTGATTAGACAGAAGGATAATTCTAAACATCCTTTCCGAAGATTCTTCTTCAATCATGCTGGCTCATCCATTCTCTGTCTATTGGTTAATAAGTTACTTTATAGTCATGGCCCCAGATGTTACAATAAGGTTCATAAGAACTGTAGCTATGGTCACTGCTCTGTCGCTCCAGCAAAGCTTCTGCTATTGCCAAGAAAGCATGCAGCCCTAACGCTACGCTAAGACTTATTACACAAATGCTGCATCCTGGTATCTAGCCACCAGCAGGGTATTTCTGCCAGGTAATGCTCATAACGCGAGGTTTAGGGCGGCGTAGTGATCTGGGATAAGCCATGGTTACTCTTCTTCATTTTTATTGAAAGGTGGTGACGATCCGTGAAAGAACCTATTGATTACCTCTCAACACTGTTTGTTGGGATTGGCATTGCATCCCGTATCCATGTTATTTCTGCACTTGATTTCAATGAGAAGTTCTACATCAGGATGAAACCCGTAGAAAACACTCAGGAAGGTGCAGTTCTTATGGAACAGATGATCTCTGATGTGTTAGGGCATAACCATCAGTTCAAATACGTTGTGACCGGTATGGAATCCACTGGTTTCTATGGTGTCCATCTGGCTAATTATCTTTCTGCCAGTGGCCTGCTTGCGCCATTTTCTGTCAGGGTTTACTGTCTCAACCCAAAGGAAGCCAAGAACTACAAGAAGTCCTTTAACGACATCGGAAAGAACGATGGCATTGATTCCTATGTGATCGCTGATTTTGCCCGCGTAGGACGTATTGCAGTCAAACCATGGCGTGGTTCCCAATACCTTGCCCTCCAGCGTCTTACCAGACACCGTATGCACATCACTGAATGCATCGCAAGGGAAAAGACTTACATGCTTAACAACATTTATCTCAAGTTCAGTGAATACGCATTACTCCGTGATGGGCAGCACCCATTCGCAAACAAATACGGTGCCACAGCGGAAGCCACCCTTACTGAGTACACTACGAACGAAGATATCGTAAACTCATCAGTAGAAGACCTCGTCGCTTTTATTAACTCTAAGAGCAGGGGGCGTATTGCTGACCCGGAAGAAACAGCAAAAATCTTACAGGCTGCAGCCCGCAACTCATACCGGCTTGATAAATGCCTCTATGAGCCGCTTACTATCTCAATCGCTTCTTCCTTTAACTGTATCAGTTCCTTTGAAAGGGAACTCAAGGCGATTGATAAGGCAATCCTTCAAACAGTTCAGGGACTAAACCCTGACGAGTACACGGTACTGAATTCCGTTCCAGGAATCGGTAAAGTTTATTCAGCCGGTATCTTAGCCGAAATGGGTTCTATTAAGGCTTTTCCTAATGCCAATGCCCTCGCAAAATACTGCGGTATCGTTTGGAACGATAATGATTCTGGCGACTTCGTAGCCGAAGACAGACACATGAGCAAGGCTGGCAACAGATACCTGCGCTACTACATTATAGAAGCTGCCGGAAGTGTTATAAGACACTGTCCTGAATACAAAGCATTCTATGACAGGAAATATGCTGAGACAAGAAACCATCAGCATAAACGAGCACTCGCGTTGACTTCCCGTAAATTTATACGTCTGCTCTTCGGTCTGCTGGACAAGGGCCAACTCTACTCTCCGGAAAAGAGTAGGTAATCCATATCGAACATCGAACTTACGTTCTTATCTGGCCGTAGGTCTATTAAGGTTACCCTTTTTTACCCTTTTCCAGAAAAATCTTTTTCATTTTCCTCTTGACATATTACCAAATTGCTTTTCATAAAATTATTCATTTATTGTTTTCTGGATTTTTCTTTTTCTGCACATACTGCCACAATATCTGCATACATAATCCAATCTGTAAGTTGTTTCTGTTCCCGGAACATATCTATCTGTTACAGAATGGGATATTTCCTGATTGAAATTGTTATATTGCACCGTTTTTTCCTGTTTCCTGATACTTATGTCTCTTTCTCACACAATGGAAGAACCTGTTTTTTTCAATGCAAATCCCTTTTTGCAGTACGGACACATAAATTTTAATCCATAATATACATATACCGTAATTGGAAGAATCAAAAATAGTAACGTTGGTATAATAGTGTTCCCATCTATATGCCCTCCGTCTAAAGCCATAGCAAGAAGTGAAGAAATTACAAAGAGTGTCCTAATAAAAGAAAATAACCATTTCTTCCCATACATCCTCAAATTAAAATCTATAATTACCAGTATTATAGGCAATAGGGCAGAAAAAAACATTGTCCAGAAATATGTTCCTGCAAATGCATATATTGATATATAGATAGACAAACTTGACAATATCTCCAAACCTGCTATAAACAATACTCCTGTGATAAAAATTGACATTCCGATAATCATTAGAACTTTTTTCATTCCCTTATTTGATTTCAAATAAGTAATACATAGCAATAAAAACGATATAAAAAAAAGAATTTCCAATATAGTATAAAGTAATCCCTCTGTATAACTGATGTATGGAATATACCTGTGGAATCCATCTTGTGTTCCATCTTTTTTAATATAATATCCGACAAACAATAATGCTGATATAATACCGATTATTTCTGTACCATAAGCTATTAAATAGCTGATTGTTTGAAGTGGAGCAGTGTGATATTTCGCTATAATGTCAACGAGATACCAATTTATTTTTTTATCTTCCATAGCGTTTCTTCCTCCGTTACTGATTTTCTTCCTTTATGATTTTTCTGTCCTGTCTGCTTTTTTCTATCTAAAAATACCGCAATTCCGTATCATAAGCATGAAAGGGGATATCAATTATCCGACAAGCAGAACAAACGATAGCTCCTTTATATTTCAAATAAAACATTCTATCTGTACACAGAAATTTTACATTTGTACAATTTATGATTTGCGATTGCATAAATGTATGCAGTTCCTTTTTTCTTAGCTTTTACAACTCCTTTTGACGTTACCGTTGCTATCCTTTTATTACTTGATACCCATATGACCTTTTTCTTGTTGTTCTTTAATTTTAAGGTTACTTTCTTATTCCTTGCCAAAGACACTGCCTTTTTATTTAGCTGTGGTTGCTTTGATGAATGTGCAACATTTGTCTGTTTAATTGTAATCTTTACCGCTAATAATCCATCATCAAATCCGTCTATATATACATATACTTTTTGATTTTTCTTTAATGTCATATTATCAAATGTATATGATGTCAAAGGTTCTTCTCCTATAAATTTTCGAGTTGAATCAATTTCTGATAAATTCTCATTCAATAGTAAATATCTCGCATCCATAGAACCATTATTCGCTAGCGTTATTGAATATTTTCCTGTTTCTGGCACTACAAAACAACCTAACATGGTATCCTCGTCATCAGTATAATCGTGCATTGTCATCTGGGTACTACCAACCACTAGTGTTTTATATGGCGTTTCTAATGTAGGATATTTTGCGTAGCTATTTACCGGAAATGCTGTAATGGCAACAAATAAAGCCATACATCCGGCAATAAAACGATTAAACATCTTTTTTCTTACGTTCATATTTTCTCCTTTCGTAGCTGAAAATCATAAATCTCTCTTGTACTTGTCTGTCTTTTTACTTCTGTCAATATTTCTTATGTACCTTTTCCTTTCATTTCTATCCCCCTTTTCATTTTATTTTGTCCATCATATGTTGGACACTCGCGATAATTGTACATCATATGTTGTACACTGTCAATGGGTGATGAATATGGGATATTATCCAAGATTAAGAGATTTAAGAGAAGATAAGGACTTGTCCATAAGAAAACTTGCTGATTTACTTCATATGCAGAGAACAACATACCATAACTATGAGACCGGCAAAAGGGAACTGCCTTTTGAACTGGCGATTACGCTTGCTAAATTTTACCATGTGTCATTAGATTATATCGCCGGTTTAACCAATGACACCACACCAGCAGATAAAAGATAATCAAGGGATATTTCAAGTAATGCTTTGAAATATCCCTTGCGCTATTATGTTCTCTGTTTTCCGCCTGTAAATCCCCACTCTTACGAGTGCCTGCGGTAAAGGGATTGACAGGCTTTTTCGTGTTCATTGATTTACCTCTGAAAGTGATAATTTTTTCACTTCCTGTTCAAATTCCTGTTCTGTATCTACAAAACGGTATGGTTCATATTCCCCATATGCGGAAGGTCGGCTGATTGTGACTAACTGGACTTCCTCTGTACCTATTTCTGCAATCAGCGTTCTTTTAAAATCCGCCAAATGACGACCGTGTACCGTCTGCAATGCAATACAGCCCATATCATTGAATTTCTTTGCTATCAGATAACACATGGTTTTGCACCTCCACAAACTCTTTTTCTGTCCTGATTTTACCATCTTCATATTCTTTTCGCAAGATACAGCCAATTTTGTTACCGTAGTCACGTTTATATACATATTTATGAAGCCAGTTGTGTAATTGCCTGTCATAGTAGGTATTATATTGAATTTCTATCGGATAATGATAACTGCTCAACTGATAATATACATGTATGCCCCGGTAACCATCATCATTTGCTTTTCCCATTGACATATCGGCAACACGGATATTTTCACACGCTGATAATTGCAGTACATCCTCATAATTATCACAAAGCGCACGAAATCCCAACATATCATTGAATACTTTTCCCATCTGGTGGTCTGGATAATAACGCTCATATTTTAACCGGGCGGATTGTATGCTTTTTATCCGGTAGTCAGTGACAATATCATGCAAACCGTCACAGGAATCATACCACGCATTCACTTCATCCAATTCCCTGAATAATGAATCTTTATCAAAGTAATGCAGATTCTTTTTCAGACGAATGCCTAAATGGGAATGATATGATAATTCTTCTAGTTTTTCTAACGATAATCCATCTTTTTTCAAAATATCTACCAAATTTTCCGCTACCTTTGTATATTCTTCTGGTTTGTTCATAACTTTTCCTGCTTTTTTATTTATGTAATTATTATATTTTCTATTTTACGCATATTGTCAAATTTCATAAAAACGAGTTTGGGTCTAAAAATGGTAATTTTATGGTAAATTTAGTTCTTCCTGTATCATTTCGCCTTTATTTTGCCGGGTAGGAGAGTATGGTTTACATCCTGCCGTGGCAGACGAAAAGTATTTTTATCATAATTTTTTCCTTTCTCAAAATGCCCAGAAGTGCCGTGTTTTGGCACGTTTTGCGGGCTTATATTTTTTAGTTTTATCACCCCTGTTGTACTACACTTTTTGCAAAATAGGGCAAATCGTAGCAAATCACATCCCTCATTCGTAGTCTTTCCGTAGTCGGACAGGGGGTGCAAAACTACTCCGATTTTTGGGATAGGGGGGGTGCATTTTAGGTTTAGGGGTGTGCATCTTTTAACGATACGGATGCAATAACGCTTTCCTTATTATAGCAGAAGTCATCTGTTCATACCACCACATTTTCAATACTATTCCATATCACACAAATGGAAAACGCCCTGCCGAAGCAGAGCGCCTTCCTATCATTTCCTCAATTAAATTGCCCGGAACATTTTCTGCGACACGGGGGTTTCCCCTTTTGTCTTACCCAGCTCCTTCCTCGCATTTTCCAATTCTTCCATCCGTTTCAGTTCGCCCTCTGCATCCTCCAGTCCAAGATGTGTATATGTGTTCAGCGTGACGCCAATATCGCTGTGTCCCATTAGGTATTGTAATGTTTTCGGATTCATCCCCGCTTTTGCCATATTGTTGCAATAGGTATGCCTGCAGACATGGGGCGTGATCTTCGGCATCTGCACCCGGTAAATCTCATTGTAGCGGTTCAGCATATGTTTGAAACGGTGTTCCCAATGCATCGCCACTTCCGGGTAGCCGTTCTTATCTGTAAAAAGGAACCCTCCATACCCGTCTATGATACGCTCATGCTTCGGCGTCTCCCTGTCCTCAATGATTGCCCAGAAGCACTGCGCCACATCATCCGTCATCGGCAGTTTCCTGGTTCCCGCATTGGTCTTGGTGCTTTCAATGATGTACTCCATTCTTGAGGAGCGCTGCAGTTGGTGGTCGATATTTATAATCCTGTTTTCCAGGTCGATGTCTGAAAGCGTCAGGCCGCAGAATTCCGAAATCCTCATGCCTGTATGGAACAGGATATAGGCCACCTCATAATACTTGCAGTACACTGCATCATCATGGACGAATTTCAGGAATTTCCTCATCTGGTCTTTTGTGACTGCTTCGCGCGTTACACTGTCGTTTACCACCACTCCGGCAAGTTCAAACCCGAAAGGGTTTTTATTCAGCACGTCATCATCCACCGCCATCTGGAAAGCGGGACGCAGCACTCCCCGAACCGTTTTGATGGTACTGTAGCCTTTTTTATCCTCCTGTTGCAGCTTGATCAGGAACAGTTTTGCATCGGATGTCTTTATTTTGGAGATCTTAAGATCGCCAAACGCCTGCTTCTTCAGCAGGTTTTTCACAAAACCATAATTATTCTTCGTATTATTTTTTGCTCCCGTTTTAGTGGAAAGGTACCTCTCCACCAATTCGTTGACTGTTATGTTCTTTCCCAACGGGTCCAATTGGTTGTCTAGGTCATACCCTATCAGTTTTTCTTTTTCTCTTAAAGAAAGGTCTGGCTTTGTCCCTACTGGCTGCGGATCGGTAGGCTCCAGCCTCCAGCTATACACAAAATGCGGTTTCCCGTTTATGTGGTATTTAAACTGGTATTTCCCGTTTGCACGGATGGATTCTCCCCTGCGGAGAACCCTGTGTTTGGAATCACGTCTCATCCCTGGCTTTCCTGACATTTTGGTTCCCTCCTCCTTATTTCCGGATGCCCCGCCAGATACTTCACAAATTCTGAACGGAGAATAAGTCTCCGTCCATTAAAGTAAAAGGCAACAAAAGGCAGTCCTTCTTCTTTCAGCAATGCATAAAATTTTCTGCGGCTCAACTTGAAATGTTCTACTGCCTCCTGGACGGTCAGAACATCTTTGTCCTGCAACTGTGGTTTCATCCTCTTAACCTCCAATCCGTATTTCTGCCCCTTCCGAGGTCATAACATATATCACTCTAAAGCCGGTAAATAGCAACTACTTTTGGCAGATAAAAACTATTTATATCTCCGAGGAATCATCAATGAATTTTTCAAATTTGGGGCGGATGATCAGATACTTGTTTCCGCAAAATACAGAAAACCTGCCCGTGTTTTCCTCTGCCATCCTCCGCATTTTTTTAATCCCGATATTAAAATAGGCTGCCGCCTCTTTGATGGTAAGCGTATATTTCTCGCATACCGGCACAAGGCCACCCTTTGCAGTCACTATATTTTCTGCTTCACTTTTTTTATTCTGCATTCCGCCCACCTCCGAATCTGTCTTTGATATAACACTCATGGGAACAATATTTCCTGCCTTCATTGCCATAGGCCGTGAACGGCTTTTTGCAGCAGGCGCACACGAATTCATAATTTGCCTTCCGTTCTATCTGGTCCGGGTGGCTGTTCCACCACTTATTGCGGCATTTATCGGAACAGAACTTCTTGGCTTTCCGTCCCGGATTCTGTTTCACCTCCGCCCCACAGCACGGGCAGATACCCTTATTCCCATCCGCAGACGGCACTGCTGCTTTTATTTTCCCCGCACTCAGTCCCTTCCTCTGGCAGAATGATTTTACTGTGTTCTCTGAAATGCCAAGTTCCTGCGCAATCTTCATATATCCATAGCCAGCGGCCCTCATCTGCCGTATCCGGTCTTTTTGCCTGTCAGTCATAAAAACGCCTCCTCACTATACGGAGATTTGAACCGCAGTTCGGCGGGGTGTTTTCACCAAAAAAATAACGCCTGCAGGAATCCAAAAAGGAACTCCTGCAGGCGTCAGACCATTTATACCCTCTTTGCGTAATCCAGCGAAATCCATCCGTCTCTCTTTTCCTGGTAGGATTTCAGCAATCCCCACCTGGATGCGCCTTCGCCGTCTGCCTCCTCCACTATCGTGAAAGTGCCGGCTCCGGTATATTTCCCGGTCTTGCCGTGGTCAGTGCCAGGGCCTTTCCGGATGTTAAGGTTTGGGATGGATACCTGCACCAGATACGGCTTGAACGCTGCCGTACTGGAATACACTGCCTTCCCCGACTCATCAAACACGGAGCAGCCCGGATTCTCATCCGCACATTTCTTTGCGTTCTCCAGCGACTTGAACGCCCCTTTCTGCGAGGATGCGTCTGCCCAGGTCTTCCGGACACGGTACCAGATTTCCGTTTCTATAGGAGCCGGGGAAGATGCCTCTCCTTCCGTTCCAAGAATGCCTTTCAGGATCGTGAGTATCTTCTCCCCATAGCCGGCGCCTGCCGCCCATCCCTTTCCGGCAGGGTTTTCCTTCTGCCCAAGCCACTCCACATATTCCGCACAGCCCCTTGTGACATATTTGAACCGCGGGTCAATGCAGGTGTTCTTGAGTGCGTCCGTGGAAGCATAGGCTTTCAAGTGCTGCACCTGCGCCCGGATGCCGAGCTGCGGCGTGTCAAAGGAATTCCCCTTTACACCGTTAGAAGTCACGCCCATGCCGCAGAAGTTGTTCTGTGAAAGCGTGACCTCAGAGCCGGAAAAGGTGAAGTTCCCGGTCTCAAGGCAGGACTGCGCAAAGGCAATGTCGCCACGGACTCCTTCTGCTTTTCCTTCCGAAAGGTACAGCGGAACCATGTCGAGGACGGACTGCGCCACGGACGGGTTCTTCTTTTTCAGATATGCCTGCATCTGCTCCGCCGTTGCCGTGGCATTCCCCATGATCTTGGTGTATCTGTCTGTGCCAGAAGCAGTGCCGCCCATCGCTGCCTTGACCGCTTTACGGAAGGAATCCATTGTGTACCCCATCCCAAGCTGCGCCCACAAATGCTCCGGGTCGCCGTGGTTGCTGGCAATGCCCCTCGCACAGCCTTCCTTGTGGCTGATGATGACACCGTCCGCAAGCGGGTCAAGGCTGTACTTTTCACAGAGCATGGCGAACAGCTCCACCGCCGTCTCATAAGTCCTTTTCGCCACCGCCTTTGCCGCAGCCGTGTCGGAGCAGGTGAAATTGCTGCCCGATGTGTATTTGATACATGTCGGTTCGCACATTTCCACCCCGATATGGGTATTGTTGCCGCTGCCCTTGCTGCCGGAGCCGCAGTGCCACCCCCTGTGATTCCACGGTAATGTCTGGTAAGCCGTGCCATCGTTCCCGTCAATGAATCCGTGGACGCAGGATGTGTCATGCGCAGGGCTGTTCCATGAGTTGATGAATACGGACGCCTTCGGCTGCGGGCAGCCCACGGAATGGAGCATCAGTCCCTTTACCGTGATCTTCCTCCCTGCCGTGTAGCAGGGGTTTTTCGTCAGAATATTTTCTACCAGCTTCATTTACTCGTCCTCCTTCCCGTTTTCTGCCCTGTCGTGGAGCTGTGCCAGGATATCCTTCAGCTTCTCCGGGATGGGCAGCCCCAGGTGTCCGGCATTCTCCAGAAGGCTCACGCCCTCGTTGGAGATATAGAAAAAGATGACCGCCGTCCGCAAAACGCTGCCTGTGCCGATGACCTGCACATCGAGGATGTTGGCGATCCCAACAAGCAGGAAGATCAGCACCTTTTTTGCGATGCCCTTAAAGCCGACCTCGCTGGACAGCTTCTTATCCGCCGCGGCACACATCACGCCCGTGATGTAATCCACCACGACAAAAGCAATCAGCGCATACAGCAGACCGTCACAGCCGCCAAGGAAATACCCAAGCCATCCCCCGGTGGCTGCAAAGATGAGTTGGATCGTGTTCCAGAATTCTTTCATAGTGAAACCCTCCTTTAAAAGATTTTTTGTATGATAAAAGGCCGCCCGCCAGACGGCGGACAGCCCTGTATCCATGGAAATATTTGGTTGTGTCAATTACACAAGTATCTGTGGGAATCTTTGTCACATTTATGCCCCTGTTTTCCTTGCTATTTCACGGCTTTAGAGTGATTAATAACACTACCCGAAGCCCCGCCTGCCAAAAAAGCGGGAGGCGGCAGGGAAAATAAAAAATTCAGGAGGATACCTTATGAAGACAAAGAACATCAAAGTCGTATACACAAGCCGCTACTCGCAGAGCCTCGGTGTCCGGCACACCGGCACGGGCCCATGCACCGAAGTCCCGAAGATACAGATGGAGGGCCGCTGGCTGGAGCAGCTCGGCTTCACCATCGGCGCCCCGCTCATCGTGGAATACGAGGAAGGCTCCATCCACATCCGCACCCTCACCGCTGAAGAGCTGGCAGAAAAAGAACAGCGGGAAGCCCAGGCGGAGCTTGAGAAAAAGATCGCGCAGCTTGAAAAGATGAAGCGCCGCGCGGAAAAAAAAGCCGCATCCCTCTCCATGGTCGCAGAGCCGTCCGGCAGGTACGCCACATCCGCACAGCAGTAAATCCGGAGCCGGGACTCCCGGCGCACACTCCACCCTCTTACCACGGCAGGAGAAACGCCTCCCCTGCCGTAAGCCCTGTCACGCCTGCTCCGTCAGCGTGTAAGTCACCTTCATGGTCTTATCCGCCGTTTTCTCCACCGCATGTTCAAGGTTGTTGATCGTCGCAAGGTACGGCATGATCATAAAAAGGCATCTGTCACTGGGGCTCCACCCGACCAGGTAGTTCTTATACCGGAAAGCCGGCGTGGTGATCGACCCCAGCCTGCTGTTCGTCCCTTTTGTCTCCACGGCCGTGTCATCCTCCAGGATCATGAAATTCGTCCCAAAGATGATGCCGTTCACCACCTGCAGGTAGCAGTTCGAAATAGAACTGCTCGCCCCCGCTGCCGGGAACTCAATATACGTGATGTCCGCAGTATTGGAAAGGCTGATCTTATAAACTCCCGACCTGTTGTACCGCAGCGCATACAGGTACCCGCCCCTTATGCAGCAGTTCCTCTGGCATGTGATGGAATACTGCGACGTGGAATAGTTCTGGGTCCCAAGCACCGCCAGGAACGTGGAGGCAAACGTCCATGTCCCCTCCGTAAAGGAATGGTCAGATTTTGATATCCTGATCCAGTACACCGTGGCTGTCCCGCTCGAATTTGCCGTATTGCGCAGGCCGTACCAGTACCCGTCACCGCCGTCAAGGAAAGTGCCGTTGCTGCCGCTGAAGGAGAAAACGGACGGCTCCAGCATATCCTCCTCCTGGATCCGGTAGCCGCCCTCATCCATCCCGTCCAGGAGCCCCAGCTCCGTAGCCGCCACATGCAGCTTCCGGATCCACACCTTTGCGTTGCTGTAGGACAGGGATATGGCATAATTCTCCTCAATATTCAGTTCCACGATGCAGTAAAAATACCATCTCTCACTGTAATCACTCATCGCATACTGCGAAGTCTTGATGAGCTTGAACACACCGTCATCGGAATTAATATTACCCATCCCTCCCCTCCCGCCAAGCGGGTTGGTCAGCGCAAGCGCCGCGATCGTCCCGTTCCCCTGGGAAGTCGTAAAATCCCAGACATATTTATAGCCGTTGGACAGCCTTGCAGACTCCGTTGCGTTATAGCTTCCCCTGGCCAGATCTGTCGAAGAATTCACGTCATTGGATGCCCATGCAAACGGGAGGTTTCCCGATGACGGGTATGTGTTGTCCTTATCCTCTTCCAGCGACTCCGAGAACAGCAATATGCCCGCCGTCCCTTTCGGGCATATCGGGAGCAGGTAAGCATCAAGCACGATATCCGTGCCCGTGATGGTCTGCTCCACGGCACGGTACAGCATCCCGAACGGGTTGCACCCGAACGCATCCCCGATGGCGTTCGTCACCATGTTGTCATGTTCATAGGTTTCCACCTCCCCCGTATTCACATCCGTAAGTTCAATTGCCGTATGTCCTTTTACAACCATCTCTCCATCCTCCTATCCATCCGTCATTTCTGCGGAAAATCCGCCCATTGCAATGCTGCCAAATGCCTCCCCAAATGCAATTCCTTTCGGTGTTTCAGTATCCACGCCAACCGCGCCCTCATATGCACCGACTCCCATCCCGCTGTGGAACGGCACCGGATTTTCCATTGTCTCATCGACCATGATCGTGCCGTCCCATTCGATGTCTGCGCCCACCAGGCCGAATCCCCGGATGCACCCGATGGCCCCGCCGACGGCAACCTTTCCCGATCCTCCCGTCACCGTAAGGTATACGCGGAAATCATGGACCAGGTTCTCCGCCACATTTTCAATGGGATAATACAGGGAAAGGGTATGCCGCCCTTCTGTCCAGGTCTCTGCCGGGCAGTGCACCCTGACCGTTTCCTGGTCCATCTCGAAAGCTACATCACACACCGCAAGACCGCTTTCCTGCCATTCCGCCGAGAACTCATCCTCAATCTCCCCTGCCCTCCCAAGCGCATCTATCAGCGCCGCAAGGCTGACCGGTGCCCTCTTCTGTACATTGTCCGGAGTGACATCCACCACGATCTGCCCCTGGAACTCCACCGTAGTCTGCTTTTTCACTGCAAACGTGATCTGCTCCGCAAGCCGGGGGCTGCTCCCCAGCATCAGCTCCTTTGCATTTGTAAAGAGCTCCATCTGTATGGTGTTGGAATCCACCCTGTTCAGGATCCCCGTCAGGTTCTTGTCATTCTTTGATTTTGCAGCCGAGAGCCTCGGGTTTTTCCCCACGCCTTTCAGCTTCTCCCTGCCGCCGATCCTGACCGTCCTTGAAGTGATGCATCCCACTGTCCCGGACACGTCCATCTGTCCCCCGCTGAGGAGGATGACATCCCCGATATCCAGGGCGGGGTTGCCGGTTGTCTCCACATCAAAGGGTGTGTAATTAATGGCGGAAAGCGCGTCCAAAATGTTCATGCAAATCTCTTCGCGTGTGACCTCCAGCCCATACTGCAGGAAGGGGTTTGCCCCCAGGTTCATGGTGAGGCCGTCATCCGGATCCAGATGGTAATACTCAGCCGTTTCCGTCACCACATTTGTGGAACTGACCGCCGTGTACCTTGTCATAAAATCAGAGACGCTGCTCGAATACCTGTGTTCCTGCCTGACCTCTGCCACTGTTTCCGCTCCAAAACGCTTCAGTTCCAGCCTCCCCTCACGGTTGATAAAGAAAAAGCCACCCAGGAGCTGCCCCACATAATAAAGCACATCCCGGTAAGTCTCTATGTCATTGTCCTCATAGATGGAGATTCTGATTTCCGCATTCTGGAAAGCGCTGATCTCCTCCCTTGTCTGTGCCAGCCCCACGCCGCATGCATCCGAACACAGTACCATGAAGTCATAGCAGTTCCCCACACTCTGGAAACTGGAAAAATCCTTTTCAAAACGCACCATGTAGTCATACGCTTTCAGTTCCAGGCACTTCACCATCCGGTTCGCCTCTGATACCTCAAATACCCCCATCGGTATAGTTTCATAAGCGCCATCAGCAAGCCGCAGATGGTAAAACAGCTCCACCTCTGCATCCTCCAGCGTGTACCGGTCGATGTCCGATAAGAGCGTGATCCCCAGCTCCGCCGAATAGACCGTCCCCAGCTCCATCTCTGTGCTTCCGCAGCACTGCGCAGCGATATATCCGCTCCCCTTCACGATATCTTCATAACTGAACGGGTACACAGCGCCGCCCTTTGTTTTGATTTCCCCCGTCCAGTAATACCTCCTGGTGTTCTCCTGCACCGCCTGCAGGAACGCATCGCTCACCGGGTACATGAAAACACCCCTTTCCATGCAAAAAGCACCAGCCCTTCCAGACTGATGCCTCACTTAAAAATTTCCCATACCATTTATTTTTTCATATTCGCATTATATTTGAGACAATCTTCGCATTTTATACTGCAATCCTGCATTTCAAAAACATTTGGATTTCGCATGACACCTACATAAGGAATGTTCTTGCTGATACAAATTTCAATGACTTCCTTACGTTTCTCTGGCAACATCCTATTTCCAAGAAATACCTTTGTAATTGGGAAAAATTCAACATTATAATCAGAAATATTTTCACAGCGCATCGGTAATAACAGACGCCACTCATTCTGAAATGCCCAATCGATACTCTTCCGTAATGCACCATTTGAATAAATATCCCATAAACCATCTTCTGTAATTTTTCTATCTTGCATTTCTACAAGCCGTTTCGTCATATCTGGACGTGTTTTACAATAAATCATAGGATACAGATTCTGATATACATCCTGATATTTTTTCTCCCCAGGCAACACCGTATATTCGATGCAAAAGCCCCTATGACAGTCTGCATATGCTCCGCCCCACATTAATTGCGAATATGGATTTGTAGCAAAACAAGAAGTTCTAAAGGTATTTTTCAGTTTAATACAATACTCCTCAAAATCGGAATATATTATTTTCGCTACAGCCTGACCCAGATCATTTTGTTTGCTTAGTTCAATAGTCAGGCTTAACAGAAAATGTTCATTTGATAACCGCTCAATTTCTGAATCCGGTTTCTTTGTGAATACCGAATGAAAATCCCCTGCGGAATTAAATTCTGCAGCTAATGCCTGAACAAACGCATTCCCTATTTCCTGCGTGGAAAACGCTTCTTTTATTTCAATCTGACAACGATCACAGTACTCAGTCAGCCTTAATCTCTCATATTCATAATAGTCAATGCTGATATCAGAATCATATACGTCATCAAATTCACACGGTGCCTGCATAAACACAGTATTATTTTTCAATGCCTGTATAGAATAATTTATCTCTTTGCCATTATCTTTTTTTATAACATTTGGAAAATATTTGTACAGTTTGGACGGCATATTTAATTTGGAACGCACACCAAATTCCTGACAGCCCATGCTCTGTACTTCATTAAGATCCATAATTGCACCATTAACAATGCAACATGATGATGCAAATTGAGGCGCCATTTGCCTTGCATAAAAAATCAGTTCATTAATATCCAACATAACCTCTCCCAAAGTATTTTTTGTGTTTTAACAATATTACACCACTTTACAACTATTATAAATAGCGCTCCTTTTGCTGAACAAGGTATTTTAAGGCTCTCATAAGGGCAGATGATTTTATTATACTTTCGCTCTTTTTCACGAAAGTGGCAAAAAATACCTCCTGCCTGATCCGCTCGCTGAGCACAAACCTGAAATCCTGTGCGCTTTCCCTACGGTACTTTGAAAATGCTTCATCCTGATATGGCAGCAGTTTCATCGCACAATAAGCTATGTTGATCAGATTAACCAGCATTTCAATCCCTTTCCGGCTGCGCACCATATAGCTGCATAGTGACCAGAAGGTTTTCTGTTCGTAATAGCTGACTTCTATCTTCCATCTGAATGAGTACAGGAACAAGGGGATGTAATCCATCCATGCACTCCCCGTCTGGTTCAGGGGGGTCTTTTCCTGCCATGCACAAAAAATCTGCAGCTGTGTGGGGAAAACCGTACTGAAGAACAGGCGCCTGGAACCGCCTTCCTTCTCTGTGGCTGTCACATAGGCAAGAACTTCCCTTGTGCCGAAAATATTTGTAAGGACACGGCGCATCCCAATATAATAACCGCCTATTTTTTCATCCGAAAGTGTAAAATCTTTTTCCGCCGAAAGACGTTTCCCATGTTTTGCAGGCCTGCCCCTTTTTCCGGTCGGCTGCGGGGCAAGGTCATAAAGGACAGAGTCATACCTTGCATTTCCGATTAGGCCAAGGTTTGGGTATTCATCCACGACAGAAACCAGATCCCCTTTTGTATACCAGCTGTCGCATAGGATAATGACATTCGCCTTTTCCTGTAATTCAGGCATGGCCTGGCGTACCATGGAAGCAGCCAGCTTTAATTTTGACTCTTCTTTCTGCCACATACGGTAGGAAAGCGGAAACGCCTGGTAAACAATCTTGCCTTTATCCCACATTGGCACACAGAGCATGACACTTACAAAGCAGTGCCCATTCAGGTAGCCGCTGCCGTTGTGCGCGGAATGGTCAAAGAGTTTTGAGACATCCTCAAATTTCTTTCCATATTTGGGAACAATGGTATCATCCATGCATAAAAAAACGGGCTGCGTCTCTAAGGATTTCGGGATTAGTTTCAATGCCATAGATGCTGTTGCATTCATAAACCTGGAATAATCCACTTTGGCATAGGAGCAGGCATAGTAAAAGGCATTCAGGGATTTATCTGTTAGCTTTGACAGGAAATGTCTGTAAAGGAAACGGATGGAATCCGCTGACTCCAGTGTCAGTATGGACAGCAGGAGCAGGACCAATGTCTCGGCTGTAGGAATGGAACAAGCCTCAAAATAAATGTAAAAATAATGATAAAGTCTACCAATTATAGTTTTTTCGTTGTATAATAAGTCTGTCGTACAGGATCACTTTCTTTCGTATTTTTTTGTTTGCAAACTTATTATACATCAGAAAGTCCTGTATGACATTTTTTTTATGGAAAAGTTGTAAAGTGGTGCAATATTAAAATAATTTTGTTTTGATGAACTCATATGTTTTTCATTATACAAAATATCCCACAAAAAATCACCCATTATTTGTATCTAAAATTCTTTCAAAGTAAACGACACTTTCCACAATCCCTTATAGGATGTGTCTTTCACAAGGCTTGCCTTGTAGCCGTCAATGAACATTTCCGTCTGTTTTATCTCAAGCGTCTCCGTGTCAAAATAATCCACAGTCAGCTTCTCCTTCTGTTTGAACCCTGTCAGGGCCTTAAGCCATTTCGGGGAAACGGAAAACGCGGCGGGGATGGACACCACGCCCATCCTCACCACGTCCCTCTGCGTGGTCCCGGCCTCCGTCTCGCCGCCGGAATCCGCCTCCACATCGCTCATCTGCACCTCGTAGGAGTCCGGCAGCGGGAGCGGCACCCCGTCCAATTTTAAATACTGTATAAAAGCCATGCCGCCTTACCTCCCTCCCGACCTTAAGTTCTGCCTTGTCTGCGCGTCCACCACCACTTCATCTAACAGCGTCCCGCCGACATACACGGGGATGCAGATGGTCCCGCCGCCTGCCATCCCCTGCAGGCCGGAGAACATCTCCCTGAGGCCGCTTAAAAGTTCGTTTACGGAATCCCCGGACACGCTGCCGCCGCCCTGCATCTGGATGGCTGCGGAAGGGTTCAGGACCATATCCGCCGCCACGCCGTCCATTGCCTTTGCCACCATGCCCTTGCTGTCCTCGATGCCCTTTGCCAGCCCCTTCATGAAGTCCGGCATCCAGCTCTCGTAATCGGTCAGCGGTCCTTCGTCCGGCACGGAGAAGTGCAGGAAGGACTTGATCTTATTCGCCACGCTGCTCACGGCATCGCCCACGGCTCCGATGCAGCTTTTGATGCCGTTCACAATGCCCATGATCATGTCCTTGCCCCACTGCAGGGCTTTGGACGGGAGGCTCGTAATGAAGCTGATGGCGTTATTGAATCCTTCCTTGATGGAGGACACGATTTTCCCCATCGTTCCCTTTATGCCGCTCCATATATTGTTGAACACCGTAGTGACCGTATTTTTAATGCTGTTCACCACACTTGAAACCGTGGATTTGATGCCATTCCACACAGAGGTAATTGTGGATTTAATCCCGTTCACGACAGAAGTAACAGCGGACTTGATGGCATTCCACACCGTGGTGATGACCGTCTTTATCGCATTCAGCACCGTTGTGACTGTATTTTTGATGGCGTTCCATGCCGTGGTGATAAAGGTCTGGATTGCCGTCACCACCGTGGTGACCACAGTCTTTATCCCGTTCCATATGGTCGTGAACACCGTCTTTATTGCATTCAGCACCGTTGTGATGATGGTTTTGTAAATATTGAAATAGGTGGTGATGATGGTCTTAATCACTTCCACCACTGTACTGAATATGGTTTTTATCCCTTCCCACAGCCCGGAAAAGAAATCCTTGATCCCGTTCCACACCGCCTGCGCTGTGGAGGAAATGGCCTCCCATGCCGCCGTGAAGAAGTTTTTGATTGCCTCCCATACGGCAATGGCGACCTCTTTCACATTTTCCCAGAGGTTGATCCAGAACTGCCGGAAATCCTCATTTGTGTTCCACAGATAAATAAATGCCGCCACCAGTGCCGTAATCGCTGCGATAATGAGGAATATGGGATTGGCAAGCATGGTGGTGTTTAAGGCGGCGAAAGCGGTCTTTACCGTATTGATGACTCCTGCCACCTTCGGCACTATGGTCATAATCGTGCCGACCGCAGACACCACTTTCCCGATGACAATCAGCACCGGCCCAAGAGCCGCCGCAAGGAGCGCGATGGTAGTCACCACTTTCTTCGTCCCCTCGTCCATGCCGTTCAGCCAGTCCACGAACTTCTGCACCCATCCGACAATCATTTTGATGGCGGGCAGCAGAAGCTCCCCAAAAGAAATAGCCAGCCCTTCCAAGGCTGACTTTAAAATCGTGATCTGCCCCTGCAGGTTGTCAAGCTGTGTGTCCGCCATCTGCTGCGCCGCACCGCCGCTGTCAATGATGGACTGCTGCAGGTCATCCCATGTGCTTCCCGTGTTGGCAAGCAGGGCATTCACGGAGGACAGGTCGGTCTTGTTGAAAATCTGCCCGATGATGTTGGACTTCTCCGCCGCCGTCATGCCGTCCATGCTCGTGTTCAGGTCTCCGAGGATGTCATTGAGGGAGCGCATATTCCCCTCGGAATCGTAAACATCCAGACCAAGCTGCTCCATGCAGGCGGCCGCCTTGTCGGTGGGGTTCTGCAGGGAGAGGATGACGTTACGCAGATGTGTGCCGCCCTCCGCACCCTTGATGCCGTTGTTGGCGAGGATGCCAAGTGCCGTGTTCAGCTCCGCCGTGCCGCCCTTCACAGTCTTTGCAGTTGCGCCGATGGTAAGAATTCCCTCGCCGAGCTGCGCCACGGAGGTGTTGGTGGTGGAGGCGGTCTTCGCCATCTGGTCCACCATCGTCCCTGCCTCATCCACGCCCATGCCCAGGGCGGACATGGCATCCGTCACCATGTCCGATGCCGCCGCAAGGTCAATGCCGCCGGCCGCCGCAAGGTTTAAGACGGTGGGGAGCGTGTCGCACATCTGCTGCGTGTCGTACCCGGCAAGGGCAAGGTAGTTCAAAGCCTCCGCGCACTCCGAAGCGGAGAAGGCCGTCTCGCTGCCCATCTTCTTTGCCAGTGCGGAAAGCGTATCCATTGTATTGACGCTCTCGCCGTTGACCGTGGACATGGCGTCCTTCGTGATGCCCATGGTCGCCTGCACCTGCGACATAGACGACTCAAAATTTGCCGCCGTGCTGACTGCCGCTGTACCGAGGGCGGTCACGCCCGCCGTGACGGGGAGCAGCTTCTGTCCTGCGGAGGAAATGTTATCCCCCACAGTCTTCAGCTTTTCCCCCGTGGCGGCGATTTTCTGCAATGCCACAGCGGACTGCCCTGCCAGCCGCTCCAGGTCACGCAGATTGTTTTCCGTTTCGATGATCTCCCTCTGGAGGGCATCGTACTGGTCCTGCGTGATCTCCCCATTGGCAAGAGCCGTATTTGCCTGCTCTGCGGCGGTCTTTAAGGTTTCCAGCTTTTCCTTCGTCCCTGCCACAGCCTCGCCCAGAAGCCTGTGCTTCTGGGCCAGCAGCTCCGTGTTGCCGGGGTCTAATTTTAAGAGTTTCTCCACATCCTTAAGCTGCGACTGCGTATCCCGGATGGAGGAATTGACTCCCTTTAATGCGGTCTGTAGTTTTGTGGTATCCCCGCCGATCTCAACAGTGATACCCTTGATTCTATTCGCCACGGCGGACACCCCTTCCTGTTAAAATGCAGAAATAAACCCAGGGGGACGCCGCCTAAAAGCGGTCGAAATCCTCCTGGGTAGCGATTTCCTTATAGCCCTTGTATTCGTCGTTCCTGCTCTCCGCGAACATATCATTGACCATGCCGATGGTTAGAAGGTCAAGGTCACGGATGGAAAGCCCAAGCTGCACACAGCGGAGCAGGAACAGCGGCGTTGTCATTTCCCGGTCAGTCGGGCGAAGTTTTTTTTAGACTGGACATCCGTCTGCACGTTCAGCCCCCATAACTGGATCAGCTTTGGAAGCACCTGGTAGATGGAGAAAGTGTTAAATTCGTCCAGCCATTCCTCCGGGCTGTCGGGGATGCCGGGGTCTGCGTGTTTCGCCATCACATAGGCGATGTTCTCGAACATCTCCAGGGAAAATAAATCCAGGTTGGAACTCTCCTCATCCCCGTCACCGATGGATTTCTCAAGGCTCCTTAAATCCTTGTAGATATCCCGGTGGAACTTCATCCGGTAAATGCGCGGGATGGCTGCGGATGCCCTGAAAGGCACCTGCTTCCCGTCAATCTCGATATTCTGTTTCATGCTCATAAGTTATCCCTCCCCTTCCATATCAACTGTGCCGCTATTTTCTGTATCATTTCCGGGTGTGCCGCCCGATGCTGCCTCCGGCAGATACACGCTTTTATACCAGTTCTGATAGACTTCCTCCGTGGTGCTGTCCCCGGTCTTTGCCTTCACATAGCCGCTCGCCAGGGGCGCCGCCGTAAGGGAGAGCGTCTCGGTCTGCACCTCGATCTCGTCCTCATTGGTCTGGGACTCAATGGTCGGGCGCGCCGCCGAGCAGTTGTACAGCACATGGCGGATTTTCCGCACATCGCCGTCAAACTCGAACAGCAGGGCGAAATTCTCCGTTTCCGCGTTGGCGTTCTCTAAAAGCACCTTGTTCTCATCCAGAGCCTCCTTCAGCACATCGGTGCGGAAGCTCTCCGGAACCATGGCAAGCTCCAAATCTCCCTCGTAGCCCATGTTGTTGCTGACCGTGTAATAAGCGTAGCCGTCCGCATAAAAATTGCTCGGCTCGCCGTTGGGGTCCAGGGAAAGGGAAACTGCGCCGGGCATCGCAACAGGCGTGCCAAAGGACACCGCCCCGTCCGTCCCCAGCGTCAGCAGCGCGTAATGCACGTTGCAGATATTGAATTTCACTTTATTCTTCTTCGGCATCGTAAACCACCTCCATGTCAAACTGGTAGAGGACCTCGTACAGCTTCTCGCTGGCAATCCAGACCTCCGACTTGTTGTAGAAGATGCGCCGCTTATCCAGCGCGTCCTCCAGTTTCTTCTCCACCGACGGGTCCTTGGTGTCGGTGTACAGTTCTATCTTCACGCCGCTTGCCTTGAAGTACACCATGCCGTCAGCGGCGAAATTGTCGCTCTGAGGCAGGAGGTAGCAGACAAACGGCGGCTCCGGCGATTCCCCCTCCGCAAAATGGTCATAGGCGAAGGGGATGCCGGTTTCCTTCAAAAGCGCAATCAATGTTTTCAAAGCCTATCCCTCCAATGCTTTCTGTATCTCTTTTTCAAGCTGCCGGGTGCCGGCCTGCTCCGCCGCTGCGATATGCGGCTTTGCCGGGACGCGCCCGCCGCCCCTCTTGGCATGGCCATGTTCCAGGAGGTGCGTCAGTTGGTAGCGGTTCCTGGAATGCACCGTCACCTCCAGTGAATTGGAGGTTTCCTTCGTGGTCTTCACCGCCCATGATTTCGCATACTTCCCGGTGTCCTTCGGCGCGTTGGCTTCAATGTCCTTCCGCACCGCTGTCCCGGCTTTCTTCACCGCCTTTTTCACATCCTCCGTGGCAAGGTCCGCATATTCCGTCAGCCCTTTCATGATCTCCTCCGCCATCCGGTCAATCGATACGCCGTTCGCCATCGTCACCGCCTCGCTTTCCTGCACTTGAATTTGATACTTTTCTTTTTATAGTTCATGTGGTCGATGGCGAGGATGTCGTACAGTTCCCCGCCAAATACCACCCGGTATCCTGTGGAATCAATCACGGACGCCTTCCTGCACCAGCGGACAGTAAACGAAACATCCGATTCATCCGCCACAGTCCCGGCCACATCCGTTTCACTGGTCTGCTTCCCCGCCTCGCCGCCTGCCGTGGCGTGGCAGGAATAATAATCTGTCCATGTGTTTCTGTGGTTGCCGATGCCATCCACCTCTACGGCATTCTTCTGGAAGGTGATGCGGACATTCAAAAGGGAAACCTCCATCAGAACGCCTCCTTCCGGCTGCCGGAAAGGAGCGCCCGCAGCGTCAGCATCATGGCGTGGTGGTCAGCCTCCTCCCGGTGTTCGTAAAGGTAAGCTGCGGCATACAGGACAGCCATTTTTGCATTTTCCACAGCATAAAATTCATCCACAGAATCCATCCTCGCCACATCCATGCAGATTTTTTCCGATGCCCTGACCATGCTTTCAATCAGGGCATCGTCCTCGTCATAATCCACACGGAGGTAATTCTTCATTTCTTCCAATGCCACCACCATGCCTGCAGCGCCCCCTTTCATTAACCTGCGGATGCGGCCTTCTGCACCAGCACCTTCACTGCTTCCGCAAGGATCATCTTCCCGTCCACACGCTGCGAGGCGAGGAAGCCCACCTGCCCGGTGGCTGCGAACAGCTCATTCAGACGCTTGAAGCTGCGCCCCTGCCTGTCAGCGATCCAGTAATAGGAAAAATCACCGAAAGCGATGGTCTTTGCGCCTGCGGCAATGGCCGGCATATACGCCGAGGTCTTGATGGGGCGGCCTAAGATCATGTCCGGCGCCCCGGCAGTCAGGGACGGCTGCCACAGGTACTGCCCGTTATTGTCCTTCAGCTTGCGGATGGCCTTGATGGTGGAGTCATTTAACACCCACACGGATTTCTTGCGGTACGGGGATTTCAGCGAATAATATAAATCCATCAGTTCATCCGCCGTCACTGCCGTAGCAGATGCCGCAGTCACTCCCGTTTCCGCGCCGCCTGTTGCCGCAAGCACACCCAGGGGCTTGCCCTTGCCGTCCCCCGTGAAGAACGCCTCCTCTTCCTTCGCCCCGATGCGGCGGGCAAACTCGCGGGAGATATAGGACTGCAGGTCAAACACGCTGTCGTTCAACAGCTCCTCGGAAACCTTGATCATGGTGCCCAGCTTGTAAGCCCCGATGGAAACCTGCCCGAAGGAATCGTCGCTCTCCGGGTATGCGCCCTCCTCGTCAATCCATGACGCCGTACCCTTGGACGCAACAACGGGAATCTTGCGGTCGCCGCTGGAGGTCTTTATCACCTTCGCCATCTGGCGGAAGATGTTCTCTTCCTCCAGCGCCTCCACCAGTGTGCGCTCGTACTCATCTGGCACCAGGTAGCCGCCCTCGGAGTCCGTGCCTACCTGCAGGGCATTGGTCACGTTCGGCATCGGTGCCTTGGAGCGCATGGCGTTCCAGAAGTTCTTCCGGTAATCATCAGAAGCACGCCCCGTCGTGTCCTCCCCGTCCGTGTCCTCCCCGCAGCCCGGCTTCCCCGTGAGGGGCTTGTTTACCGGGCGGTTCAGTTCCGCATCCAATGCCTCCTGCCGCTCCAGCCTTGCGATCTCTTTCCCAAGGTCGGTGATCTCCTGCTCCATCTTCGTGTATGCGGCGTCATCCTCTGCGGAAAGGATGCCGTTCTCCTTCCTGTGGGAATCTAAAAATGCCTTTGCCGCCTCCCATGCCTTCGCGCGTTTCTCACGCAGTTCAAGAATCGTCATAATGAAATCCTCCTTCTCAATGTCTCAATAAATTAAGCCGCTCCATGAGTGCGTCCACGGAACGGCCGGTTTCTGTATCCGCAGCAGGGATTTGTGCCTGCGCCTGGATATCTGCTTTCGGTTTTTCCCCGCCATATTTGGCGGCCATTTTATTCAGCAGGGCATTGGTAACAGCCCTGCGGGAATACAGCATGGAGCTTGTGGAAGGCAGGAGCTTCTTTTCCTCATCTTCCTCCCCACCCGTATCCTCTTCGCCTTCCTCCGGCTCCTTTTCCGGCTCTGCCTTTGCCCGCGTCATGATCTCATCCGCAAAGCCAAGTTCCACCGCCTTGTTTGCATCCATCCATGTTTCCGCGTCCATAAGGTGCGACAGCTTCGGACGGGAAAGCCCCGTCTTTAACACATAGGCATTGATGATGGACTCCTTCACTTCGGAGAGCATATCAATGGCCTTCTGCATCTCGGCATGGTCGCCCCAGGCGATGGTGGCAGGATTGTGGATCATCAGCATGGATACCGGGGATACCAGGACGGTGTCGCCCGCCATGGCAATGACGGATGCCGCCGACGCAGCAATGCCGTCTATTTTTACAGTCACCTTGCCCTTGTAGTTGGAGAGCATATTGTAGATCTGTGCCGCCGCCACGCAGTCGCCGCCCGGCGAGTTGATCCACACGGTAATGTCGCCCGTGCCGCTGTTCAGCTCATCCTTGAAAAGCTGCGGCGTGACATCATCGTCAAACCAGCTTTCCTCTGCGATGGTGCCGTTCAGAAACAGAGTCCTCTCCTCCGGAGCCGTCCCCGCCTCCGCCTGGTTCCTCCACTTCCAGAACTTCTTCGTTTTCATTGGATTCCTCCTTCCCTTCCTGGTACGCCGCCCCTGACATCGAAAGCGGCATCATGTTTCCGTTGATAAGATACAGGTCGCCTCCCAATTCCTCCGGGATACGGTCAAGGTTCTCCAGCTCCCGGATGTCGTTTGCAGACATCCACCCGTTCTGCCGCCCTACGGCGTACCCGTTCATGCGGCTCTGGTAGTCGCCCCGGAGCAGGCCGTCCACGTTGAATTTCACAAAATACTGCTTCTTTTCCTCCGGTGTCATCAGAGACCGCGCCATGGACTGCTCCCACCGGGACACCCATGGGTCGAGGGTGTATTTCACAAACTCAAGGCTCTGCTGCTCAATGTTGGAGAAACTGCTCTTTTCCAGGTCGCCCACCATATGAGGAGGCACACGGAAAATCCTCGCTATCTCGTTTATCTGGAACTTCCTCGTTTCCAGAAACTGCGCCTGTTCCGGGGAAATGGAAATCGGTGTATATTTCATCCCCTCCTCCAAAACAGCCACCTTGTTGGCATTGTGGCTGCCGCCGAAGGTGGACTGCCAGCTCTCCCTTACCCTTGACGGGTCTTTCAGCGTCCCCGGATGCTCCAGCACGCCACTCGGCTGTGCGCCGTTGGCGAAGAACTTCGCCCCGTACTCCTCGCAGGCAATCGCCATCCCGATAGCGTTCTTTGCCATGGCAATGGGGGAATAGCCCACCAGCCCGTCAAAGCCAAGTCCGGGGATGTGCAGCACCTCCGTGGGCGGCAGGACGACCGTGCTGCCCTTTACCGTGGGCGCGTCATCCATGCTCACCGTGTATTCGTAATAAAGCTGCCCCTTGGAATCCCGCTCCACATTCATCCTGTCCGGCATCAGCGGGTACAGTGCGATGACCTCACCCTTGCCGTTTCGGATAATCTGCGAATAAGCGTTGCCCCACAGGAGCAGGTGCGTCATCAGCGTTTCCCGGAACACGAAGGAAGTCATCTCCGGGTTCGGCTCATCATGGAGTAAAAAATACAGCGGGTGGTCCGCCGCCTTTTCCTTCCCGCCGTTATCCGTATATCTGTAAAAATGCAGCGGCAGCCCCGCCACCGCCTCGGAAAGAATCCGGACGCAGGAGTACACCGCCGTCATCTGCATGGAGGAACGCTCGTTTACCCTTTTCCCGCTCGTGCTGCCACCCATGAAAAAGCTGTAGGCGCTGCCCGACGTGCGGTTCTGGGGCGCATCCCTCGCCCTGAACAGTCCGCTGAATAATCCCATAGAAATCACCCTCCTTCACTAAAAGACAAGCAGCCCCCGGCTGTCATAGACGGAAGCCCCCACATCATTCCCACAGCGGATTGCCCGGTCAAGCCCCATGATGGCAGCCACTGCCCCGTCAATCTTCTCCGTGGACTTCTCCTTATCTGCCTTGATATTCCCTGCAGGGTCGGTGCGGATGAAGATGTTATCCATCATCCACCGCAGGACCGGGTGCCCGCCGTGGGCAACCATCTGCTCCAGCACCAGCTTCATCAGCTCTTTGGTAGGCGGGGACATATCCTTGAAGCCCTGCCCGAACGGAACTACCGTGAAGCCCATGCCCTCAAGGTTCTGCACCATCTGCACCGCGCCCCACCGGTCGAAGGCAATCTCCCGGATGTTGAACCGCTCCCCAAGCCGCTCGATGTATTTCTCAATATAGCCGTAATGCACCACGTTCCCTTCCGTGGTCATCAGCTTCCCCTGCCGCTCCCACACATCATAGGGGACATGGTCGCGCCGCACACGCAGCTCCAGCGTTTCCTCCGGCACCCAGAAGTAGGGCAGGATGCAGTATTTATCCTCCTCATCCAGCGGCGGGAACACCAGCACGAATGCCGTGATATCCGTGGTGGAAGATAAGTCCAGCCCGCCGTAACAGACACGCCCCTCCAGTCCATCCTCCGAAACCGGGAAGGCGCAGGCATCCCATTTATCCATGGGCATCCACCGCACCGCCTGTTTCACCCACTGGTTCAGACGGAGCTGCCGGAAAGAATTTTCTTCGCCAGGGTTCTGCTTTGCCGACTCGCAGGCAGCCTCCACCTTGTCAATCCCCACCGTGATGTTCAGTGAGGGATTCGCCTTCTTCCACACCTTGGGGTCCGTCCAGTCGTCCTCCTCATCCGCACCATAGATGACGGGATAGAAGGTCGGGTCAATCTTTCTGCCCTCTAAAATGTCCTTTGCCTTCTGGTGCGTTTCATAGCAGATGGAATGGGTGTCCGTCCCCGCCGTGGTGATGAGGAAATACAGCGGCTGCATCCTGGCGTCCCCGGAGCCCTTGGTCATAACGTCAAACAGCTTCCGGTTCGGCTGCGTGTGCAGCTCGTCGAACACCACGCCGTGGATGTTGAAGCCGTGCTTGGAATACGCCTCCGCCGAAAGCACCTGGTAGAAGGAATTGGTGGGCGTGTAGATGATCCGCTTCTGCGAGGCGAGTATCTTCACCCTCTTATTCAGTGCCGGACACATCCGCACCATGTCCGCCGCCACGTCAAAGACGATGGTGGCCTGCTGGCGGTCAGCGGCACAGCCGTACACCTCGGCGCGTTCCTCCCCGTCCCCGCAGGTCAGGAGCAGCGCCACGGCCGCCGCCAGCTCCGACTTGCCCTGCTTCTTCGGAATCTCAACGTAGGCCGTGTTGAACTGGCGGTACCCGTTGGGCTTTAATGTGCCGAAAATATCACGGATGATCTGCTCCTGCCAGTCGATCAGTTCAAAAGGCTTCCCCGCCCATGTGCCTTTCGTGTGGCAGAGGCTTTCTATGAACATCACGGCAAAATCAGCGGCATCCTTGTCATAGCGGCTGTCTTTCGCCTTGAATTTTGTCGGCTTATATTTTTTCAGTTTCCGCATTGCCATTCCGGTCACCTCCCCAAAGACGGCATCAAAAATGGCCTGCCAGCAGCAAGCCGTAATCTATCAGTACAAGACACAGAGCCTTGCGGCTCCGCTCTTGGAATGTCCAGTTTTAATTTCAGAAAAGTGCGTCAATCTTATCGTACTCGGCCTTAAGCCTCGTGTATTCCTGTGCTATGCACTGCCTCCTGAATCCGTTTTTGCAGGCTTTCCCCTCTTTCCAAAGGCGGTCAAGCTCCGCTTTCCGTTTCGTCAGTACCTCAATTCCGTTTCCTTTCTGTGCATCTCTCAAATCCCTTTCAAATCTTGTCATGCCTTTCTCCTCCGCTTTCTGTGTTTTCCCTTTCGGTAGTACACATATTCGCTCTTTCTGCGGATAATAGCAAGCGGATTTTGAACATATACTGCGCAAATATCTGCAGGAGAAATTGTGTAGTTTTCAATGGTTAGGGATGTGTTTCCCGTCCTCTATCCAGTCAACCAGGACGATGATCTCCCCTTCGGTTTCCATCCGTTCAAGCTCCGCCACATCGTCCATGTCCCAATTGACCGGGTACACCCCGCAGAATTCCACAATGCAGTCGATCTCGCCCGTCTCAATCCAGTCCCGGTTCAGGTTCCATGCGCCGCAGACCGTATCCACATGGCCGTGGCTGACATGGTTCTTATCAAGGATGCCCTCGATTTTCTTGATGGTTTCATCCTTGTAAAGGTCGGTGTCTTTCGGGACGGTGATGTAAAACATACATTTTGTTGCAGCCTCGCCCCGTTCCCTTCTTGCGTCAATCCACTCCTGGATGACCTCTGTCCTTTTTTCCATAGCTGTACGCTCCTTTGCCTTTATAATTTTCATCCCCTGCCGTAGCACCTGTGGATGGCTTCCAGAATCTGTTCCTGCTCCTTCCCGTCCACCCCGATGCTCTCCAGAGCCTCCCTGGTGCCGCAGTCCGGGCAGAGCGGCGTTCTGCCGTCCGCCCGCGAAACTGCCGGCCTCCCGTGGTAGGTCTGCCCGCACCTTGGGCAGACCGAAATCCTCGCAATATTATCTGTTTCTTTCATCGCTGTTTCCTCCTAAGTCCATATTCTCCTGCCGTGGGGCAAGCGCCTCCACCTTGCTGCGGAACATCCGGCCTGCGGATGCGCGGTAACGGCTGCCCCTGCTGTTCTGGAGCCAGAAATATTTCCCATCGAATCCCAGCACGGTGTAGTTGCCCGTGCAGCCGTTCTTCCGGTTGGTCACCATGAAGCAGGCGTCCCCGGTCTTCCACCCGCCCGGAAATTCCTCCCTGCTGTCGGCATACGCCCGTTCCAGAAATGCCTCGTCGAATCCGAAACTCTGGTAGCCCTGCCTGCAGGTCTCCATATAGAACCCGCTCGGAACCCCAAGCGGGCGGTCCTCATGCATGATGTAGACGAAAACCTTCCGCAGCCGCACCTTTCCGGTCTTAATCCCTTTAAGGGGCAGCTCCATTTCCTTTTTGTAATAAAAGTTTGGGAAGCCCTCGTAGCGGTCCAGCGCCGCCTCATCCTCCTCCGTCACCGCCCATGCCGCCACGGGGACGCTTGCGCCCTCCTGCGGCTCGATGGTGAGGTAGGAGCCGGTCCTGCTGCCCTTGAACAGCAGACGGTAGCCCTCAATCACCGAAGTGCCGATAATCCTCGCCCCGGGGCAGCGCATCCGCATCTGCCGGATGTTTAAGTTTGAGCCGTAAGCAATGTAGTATCTTTTTTCCATCTTGAAATCCATCCTTTCCGAAGGGGGCACCCTTCTACCACCTTAAGACCGCCGGAGCGGTCCACTGCCGTTTCCGCGGCAGGCAAGGTGGCAGGAGGCTACCTCCCGCGTTCCCTTCAAGCGGCCCTTCCGTTTCGGAAGGATGCGTCCCCTGCAAGCCTCCTTGTGAGGATGTCCCTTGCGGTCTTGAATTCGTCCCCGATGAAGCCGAGCCGGAGGAGCCATGTCCGCATGGCGTATTTCGGGTTCTCGCTCTGCTGCGGCTTCGGGCTTGCCGTCTTGACTTCCTTCGCCATCTGGCTGAGTGCGAGGCAGAGCTGGATGTAGCTCTTGAGCTGCCCTGCGTGAAGGCCGCCCCTGCGCCCGTCGCCCGGTTCGTCGAACTGGAAGAGCCGGAACTCGACCGTGCCTTTGGTGAAGGTTGCGTGGTAATTGAGCATATGGTAGCGGCTGTCGTTGTAGTGCTGGTCCCTGCCGTAGCTTGCGCCGTGGCTTGTGTACCAGATGTCCGCAAGGGCCGCCATCGTGGAAGGTTTCTTTCTGTTGACCTGCTCCAAAAACCGTGGGTCAACCGTGCGGCAGTAGCGGTTCATCCTCCAGCGGTCAAGGTTTAAGGCATCCGCTATCAGGCTTTCATGGCCTGCCATGATGTTGGCGAGGTTTCTGAGGCTCTGCGGCGTGTGGCCTTTCGCCCCGATGTGGATGTGTACCCCGCAGCCCCTTCCCGCGTCGCTCTTCGCTCCAGCGTGCCGTAGCTGCCGGATAAGCTCCTGCAGGGTTTCCATGTCCCCGTAGGTAAGGATGGGCGTCACCAGCTCGCACTTTTCGCTGTCAGGCCCCGCGATGCTCACGTCCTTCTGGAATTTCCACTCCCTGCCCTGCGCGTCCCATGCGGAGTAGGTTTCGTAGCCGTTCCTGCGTGCCGTGTATTCATGCCTGCCTGTTCCGAAGAAGTCCGCTGCAATTTTCGCCGCCCTGCTCCTTGCGATGCTGTTCATCTCCACCTCAACCCCGATGGTCTGCTTTTTCATTTCCTCAACCTGCCTTGCCAACTTTGCGTTCATGCTGTTTTCCTCCGTTTTCTTTGTGTGTTTTCCCTTTCGGTAGTACACATATTCGCTCTAAAAGGGGATAATAGCAAGTCAATTCGAGGCATATATTACACAATGTTTTCCGCAGTTTTTTGTGTATTTTATGGCTTTTTCAGGCCCTCCATGGAGGCTGCCGTGATCTGTGCGCCAAGCCGGAATCCGTCCTTAAAGCCTTCGCAGATGGTCTTGCACTCAAGGTCGGAGGCATCGTCCAGAAGTTTCTCCAGCAGTGCCTTCCCCTCACTGTCCAACAGCCCTTTCAGGCGTTCAATCTCCCCGTCGATGCGCTCCGCAAGCTCTGCCATCTCCGGCGTCTTGTCGTTCCGGTTCTCCCACGGCACGATCTCACCAAAATAAAGCTGTTTCAGAATGTCCTGCTCCATCTATTTCATCCTCCTTTATCCTGCGCACCACATCCTCGCCGTAAATTGCATGGAGGCTGCTGCCGTTGTCCCATGCGACCATGACGCTCGCCGTGTCATCCACACCTTCGACTGTTCCCCGCGTCCCGATGGGCGGGGCCTGCACATCGTCCATCCGTACAAGCTCCACCCGTGTGCCTGCAGGGTACTCCCTGCGGACACGCTCCACAATCTCCCTATTCGGAAAGTTCACTGCTGACCGCCTCCTTCCTTTCGCCGTTTTTGAATGCCGAGCTGCCGGAGAGGTTCTTCAGCAGGATTTTCCGCTCGCCCTTGTATTCCGCCCCGATGAATCCGAGCCGGAGCAGGAAGCACCGGAATGCGTATTTTTCATTGTCCGCAGGCTTTTCCTTCGCCGTGATGCGCTTCTGGTTCCTTGCCATGTCGCAGATGGCGGCAATGAAATGGGTGTAGGCTTTCACCGATTCGCTGTCCTGCCCCTCCGCAAACCATGGGAAGGAAACCTTCTCCCCGTCCGTTTCAATCGGGAGGCTGTCAACCGCCAGCGCCTTTTTAATCAGGCTCCCTTTGGCATCCACCAGCTTCCGCAGGTTCTCCAGCGCGGCATCCGTGAAGGAATCCCTCGGCATTGCCACCGTAAGCCCCAGATCTGCCCCCTGTGCCTCCGTTTCCGGCTCCTCCGCTTTGTTTTCCGCATCCGCGCTTTCTTCTGCCGTGCCGCCTTCCTGCGCCGTTTCTGCCGGGGCTGCGACAATCCCTCTTTCCGCAAGCCGCTCCAGCAGGTTCTCTATTTCCTCACTGTCCGCCCGGTCGTCAAACTCCACCGCGCCGATCTTGTCGATGTGGAAGTAATCCACCTGGTAAGCCGCTGTCGGCATTCCGAGGTATTTCGGCTTTACCTCTAAAATCTCCCCCATTGCCTGCACCAGCGCCTTCCGCTCTGCCCCTGTCCTATTGAATTCAAACCTCATTTTTTTGTACCTCCTTCGTTTTTCGGTACTACATTAATCACTCTGAACGGCAGGAATAGCAAGCAGTATGTGAGAAAAAATGTCACAATAAAAAGTCCGGGAACTGTGCGTAATACACAATGCCCGAAAGCACGAAATAGACATTCGGCAGCGCCACGCCGTTGCCCCACATCTTATATTCAGCGGAATCCGAATGGGGGTCTTTCAGCCATTTGATGATCTGCTTATCGGTCTTCGGCTTGGTGGAAGTCCCCGCAATCTTACGGTGGGTCTCAAAGACCTCCCGCCAGAAGGCAAGGTCATCCTCCGTTGGCTTTTCCGTCCCAAGGCCGCTGCACCACCAGTCCGGGAAGCCCTGCAGCCTCGCACACTCCGTCGGCGTCAGCCTGCGGACGATATACTCCGGCTCCATGATATGGTAGTCCCCGCTGAACGCCTCCTGGTTGCCGAGCCACTGCTTGGAGCCCATGCTTGCGGAAAGTGTGCCGAACACCTCCTTGCCGGATGCCGTCTGTACATCATTGATGACAGGCGGGTCTTTATAATCTGTAGCCACCAGCGTGTTTGCCAGTTCTTTTTCTGCCCGTGTGAAATGGGAATTCTTGCTGGTGCAGTAGGTCGGGTATGCAACAGCGTGTCTGTCCACGGCGTCAAGCGTAAAGGACACATCCTCATTCACGCCACTCCCCTGCGGCCCGTTCTCATCCTTCCTGCCAATCATGGAGCCCTGCACCGCCACCACGGCAATGCCGCCCTGGTTGCAGCCGGGATTCCCGCCGTTCCCGTCCAGAGTCCGGGAGGTATCCGCCTCATAAAATCCGCTGTGCGGGTTATCCGATTTCATGGCATTGCTGTCCTTGGAGCAGATACCGTATGCCTGCACCACCAGCTCATTGCAGCGGCTCTCCCCGACATCAAAGGTGTTCAGCGTGTTTGCCACCTTCCCGTCCTTCCAGGTCGGCGCATCCCCTTTGTAGTGGGCGCGGTACCCCTTGCAGAAAGGCACGAACACCGTCTGGTCATTGTTGCAGGAGAGAGTTGCGGATTTGTCATCCTGTATGATCGCCCCTTTGCCGCCTCCCTCACAGCCGGAGCGGATTTTCAGCGTCTTTGGCGTTTCCACCACGAACGGCTGGTTATTGCCGCCCATGCCGTAGGTGGAGCTGACCGTAGGCGCCGTTTCCAAAGGCCCCGTATATCTCGTATCCTGCGAATGGTTCTCATAGAGCGCCACCGCAGCCGGGACCGTCCCTGCACGGAGCGTGGGCGAGGTTTCCTCCTCATACCCAATCCCACGCGCCTTTGCGGAATGCTCCGTGCAGAAACCGGCCGATTCCAATACGCACGGGGGATGGTGCGCCTCTGCCCGCAGGGTGCAGGTCACGTCATCCGTCACGTCCATCCTCTGCCCGCCCTGGTCGTTCAGGCAGATGCCGCCTGCCGCTCCAATGCAATCCGCAGCACCTCCGGCAGTTCCTTGCCACGCACGGAAGCCCTCCGCAGAATACCCAGACACGCCTTCGGACTCAAATAATACCTTTCCGGCACTCCCGCCTGCAAAATCTGCGACAAGGTAGATGCGTTTCCTTCGCTGGGGGATTCCCCAAAACTGGGAGTCAAACACCCGCCATGCGAGGGAAAAGCCGTCTGCCACGATGCTTCCGGCATTCGCCCACCTCCCCTTTGGAGGTCCAGGTACAGAAATACTTTCGTCTTTGACGGAGCAGACCGCTTCGAGGACTGCCTTAAAGTCTTCCCCTTTATTGGATGAGAAGGCTCCGGGGACGTTCTCCCACACGATAAACCTTGGATATTTTCCATCTGTTGCACACCTCATTTCCTTTACGATTCGTATTGCCTGGTAGAACAGGCAGGACTGCCGCCCTTCAAGCCCCGCCCGCTTGCCGGCCACCGACATATCCGTGCAGGGCGAGCCGAAGGTGATGATGTCCACCGGGGCAATCTCTGCGCCATCCACCGCAGAAATATCGCCCAAGTGCTTCACGGAGGGCAGCCGCTTTGTGGTCACACGGATGGGGAACGGCTCAATCTCCGAAGCCCATAGAGGGGTGATGCCTGCAAGCAGCCCGCCCAAAGGAAAACCCCCGGAGCCGTCAAACAGGCTGCCGAGGGTCAGGCAGGCATCCGCAGACTGCGGATTTGGTGTGTCTCCGCCGCCAGTGCTGGACTCCCTACTATGGATATATATAGCGTCTGCATTCATTCCATCTCCACCTCCTTCACCAGCGCGGAGTATGGGATTTTTTCCCCACCGCGCACCACATACACATTTTCCGAATCCCCGGTATCCTCCACATACCTCCGCAGGATGACGGATGCGTACTTTTCATCCAGCTCCATCATATGGCAGATACGGTTTGTCTGCTCACACGCCATCATCGTGGAGCCGCTCCCTCCGAAAGTGTCCAGAACGATGGCGTTTTCCTGGGAGGAATTGCAGATTGGGTATCCGAGCAGGTCAAGCGGCTTCGATGTCGGGTGGTTCTTATTCCGCTTCGGCTTGTCGTAGTTCCAGATGGTGGTCTGCTTCCGGTCGGAATACCACGGGTGTTTTCCGTTCTTAAGGAAACCGTACAGCACAGGCTCATGCTGCCACTGGTAATCCGAGCGCCCAAGCACCAGCGAATTCTTTACCCATATGCACACCCCGGCAAGGTGGAACCCCGCATCCACAAAGGCTTTCCTGAAATTAAGCCCCTCCGTGTCCGCATGGAACACATAAGCTGCACCGCCGCTTTCCAGATGCTCCACCATGTTCTGGAAGGAATTGTACAGAAAAGTGTAAAACTCCCCGTTCTCCATGCTGTCGTTCTGGATGGAAAGCCCACTTCCGCTCTTGAATGCGACGTTATACGGCGGGTCCGTCACGATAAGGTTTGCCTTTTTCCCGTCCATGAGCGCCGCCACGTCCTCCGCACTGGTAGCGTCACCGCACATCAGCCTGTGCCTGCCCACCGTCCAGATATCTCCCTTTTCCACGAACGCCGCTTTCTCCAACGCTGCGGAAAGGTCGAAATCATCATCTTTCACATCTTTTTCACCGTCCCCGGAGAAAAGGTCTGCAATCTCATCCTCACCGAAGCCTGTCAAAGATACATCAAAATCCGCACCCTGCAAACTTTCAATCTCAATGCGGAGCAGCTCCTCATCCCATCCGGCATCCAGAGCCATGCGGTTGTCCGCAAGGATGTAGGCTTTCTTCTGCGCCTCTGTCAGATAGTCCACAAATACACACGGAACCTCTGTAATCCCTTCCTCCTTCGCCGCTGCGATCCTGCCATGCCCTGCGATGACATTGAAATCCCGGTCGATGATGACCGGGTTGATGAAGCCGAACTCCCGCAGGGATGAGCGGAGCTTCGCAAGCTGCTCCGGCGAGTGCGTCCGCGCATTATTCACATACGGCACTAATTTTGAGAGCGGCACAAGCTGCATCTCCGTTGTCGTCTTACCCATTTTTATCTACACTCCTTTCCTTGCACGGAGCAGCCGCTCCATCACATCATCCTGCGGCGTGTTCCCCTGGAACTCCACCGAGCAGTTCTCCTTCACGATCTGGTATATCTGCATCCAGCAGTAATTGGTCTGCTTCATGTAGGACTGGCTCATGGTGACATAAGGGGAGGCAATGGCGGCTCCTGTAGTCGGGTGCTTCGCCAGAAATCCAGTGGACGAAACAATCTCCTCGCACTGAATCCACCGGGACACGCTCATGGCGTACTGCTCCACCATCTGCACCGTGACCAGCTTTTCACATCCCCTTGCTTTCAGCCAGGCATACGTTTCGTTGTAGACTTCCTCCGCCACCAGCTCCCGCCCGCTTTTCTGCGGGGATTTCAGGAAGTCCTTCACGGGCGGCACATCCACGCCCTCCAGCTCGGCCGGCTCCATCATGACTTCCGCCGGCCGGCCTTCGGCAATCTTCTCCGTGAGTGCCTTGGGCTTGCGTCCCGCCCCCGGCCTTGCGCCGCCCCGCCCGCTGCCGTCTTTTGCCACTGTTTTCACCCCGTTTCTTTGATTTTCTTTGAAAAAATGCTGCGGAAATCAAACGCCGCAGCACCTTGAAAGCCTTTATTTTACGGAAATCTCCGAGGGGTTAATCCCCCGTTTGATTTCCGGTTTTTATGCGTGTGACCCCACGCCCGTTCCCCCGGCACACAGGCTGTAGAGATTGATAGGGCCCTGGCGGGTCCACAAGGAACCCGCACACAATGACCTAACGCTTATTCCACCTGTCGCCGCGCTCCGCATGAATCCTTGCATGGCAGGGCTGGCACAGCGACACGAGGTTCTCCTCGTCATGCGTCCCGCCCTCTGCCAATGGCAGCTTATGGTGTACTTCCTCCACCGGCCGCAGCAGTCCTTTCTTCTGGCACTCCTCACAGAACGGATGCTTGGCTGCATAGCGGTCACGGATACGCTTCCATGCCCTCCCATACCTACGGCGTACAGCCGGGTCGCGGTCGTACTTCTCGTAGCGGCGGTTCTCCTGCCGCTCATGCTCCTCACAGAACCTCCCTTCCGTCAGCTTTGGGCATCCGGGGAAGGAACACGGCCTCTTCGGTTTCCTTGGCATCTGCCTCACCTCCTTATAGGCATAAAGAAAGCCCCCGCAGGATTCTTTTGCTCCTGCGAAGGCCCTCTTGACATTTTCTCATGCTATCAGCATACCACGTCCAAAACCAAATGTCATGCCCGCAAAGTGGACACTTTTATTTCCCGTACAGCATGACGGACAATTTTGACAGCGCCCGGTTCTTCCTGCGGTATGCCGAATTCCTCTCAATCTGGAAACGCTCGCAGACGGCGTTGACTGCCGGTCCGTTCCCGCCCATGTAGAAACATTCCAGAACGTAACGGTCATCTTCTGTAAGCTGCTCCCATGCCGGCCCAAACCATGCCATGAATTCCACCGCCTCCCGGTACCGCTCTTTCAGCACATCGATCTTCTCAATGCCCTTGACTATCCTGTCCTCCGCCGCATGGGGATTGTGCGTGTGTGGCATACCGTCAGGCCGCGGGCTGCTGATGCCTCCCATCTTCTGGTATGCCGCCTTGATCTCATCGTCCGTGTGGCTGATGATGAATTCCATCCTCCCGTAATCCCTCAGTGCATTGGCGGTCGCGCCCCTTTTGTCTAAATACTGCCATATGATTCCCATAGCTGATGCCTCCTGTTAAATATTTTTATTTCTCCCGGATTGGCATGGATTGTCATTGATTTTCATGGATTGGCTTATAAATCTAAATCTGCCTTCACCGCATCGATCAGTGCGGCCTGCGTGGTGTCCTTTTCGGAAAGAGCTTTCATGATCCGCTCGTCTATGGTGCCTTTCGTGATGATGTGCTGCACCACCACGGTTTCTGATTGCTGCCCCTGCCGCCACAGCCTCGCCACCGTCTGCTGGTATAATTCCAGTGACCAGGTAAGGCCGAACCACACCAGCGTGTTCCCTCCGCTCTGAAGGTTGAGGCCGTGTCCTGCGGATGCCGGGTGGATCAGCGCCACCGGGATTTCCCCGGCGTTCCATTTCCGGATGCTGCCGTCCGTATCCAGCCTGGAACATGGTATTTTCAGCTTGTGGAGCCGTTCCGTGATGCGTTCCAGGTCATGCCGGAACCAGTAAGCCACAAGCACCGGCTTTCCGTTCGCCGCCTCGATGATGTCCTCCAGTGCGTCCAGCTTCCGCTCATGGATGGCGACCGTCTCCCCGGCATCCGTGTAGACTGCGCCGTTCGCCATCTGCGACAGCTTCCCGGAAAGGGATGCGGCATTGGCGGCTGTGATCTCACCGTCCGGAAGCTGAAGGACGAGGTCTTTCTTCAAATCCGCATAATGCGAATCCTCCTTCTCGGAGAGATACACGGTGTATCTGGAATTTATCAGCTCCGGCATCTGCAGGTGGTCGTCAGACTTCATGGAAATGGTGATGTCGGAGATTTTGCCGTATATCTGCTTCTCCGCCCCAGGCAGCGGCTTGTAGGAAAATACCACCTGCCCGTTCTGCTTATCCGGCCGGAAGTAAGAAGTGCGGTACTGCCCGATGAACCTGCCAAGCCGCTCCCCCATGTCCAGCAGCCGGAACTCCGCCCATAAATCCATGAGGCCGTTGCTGCTCGGCGTCCCTGTCAGCCCCACGATGCGCTTTACCTTCGGCCGGACTTTCATCAGCGCCCTGAACCGCTTCGTCTGGTGGTTTTTGAAGGATGATAACTCATCAATCACCACCATGTCGAAGTCAAACGGTATTCCGCTTTCAGAAATCAGCCACTGCACGTTCTCCCGGTTGATGACGTAAATGTCCGCCTGTTTCTGGAGTGCCGACAGCCTTTCACTTTCCGTCCCGACCGCCACGCTGTATTTCAGTCCCTTCAGATGATCCCATTTTTCAATTTCCGCAGGCCATGTATGCCTTGACACCCTTAATGGGCCAATAACGATAATCTTATGGACTTCAAAGCTATCAAACAAAAGGTCGTTGAGTGCGGTCAGCGTTATCCCTGTCTTGCCCTCAGCCCAAGCCCATATCCAACAGGACAGCCGCTATCGGATGGCTTTTGATATATTCGATTGCGAAACTCTGATAGCTGTGTGGTACGAACTTCATAAGGCATCACCCCCAATCTCTGATATTATTTTTTCAATCTGCCCCTCGTCATCCAGTACATATACCCTGAACCCAAGTCCCCGCAGCAGCCTGTGGCGTGCCGCCTGGAGCGGCCCCGGTTTCTGCCCCGGCGCTTTCAGTTCCACGAATGCCATCCTGCCATGCGGCAGGAGCAGCAGTCTGTCCGGCATCCCGGCAAAGCCAGGAGACGTAAACTTGGGGCAGATGCCGCCGCTTTTCCTGGATTCCTGCACCAGCTTCTGTTCAATCTGTTTTTCCCGCATTCCGTATTCCTTTCTGGACAAAAGGATGGACAACAGCCCGATTTTTTCTATACGCGCGTATATACACATATACACACGCCCATTTCTATATTTTCTTTTATTTTTTCTCAATAGGTTTTGTCTTGTCCTCTTGTCCCAATGTTGTTATTTTCCTTGATATACCGCCGCCCCTTTACAGGACGGGCGGCAGGACACTTATTCGGACGGCTGCCGCCTGTGCCATGGTGTGTTCAGGACAGCTTCCGCTTGTACCCCCGCTGCCGTCCATAGAGCGGGTACGTTGTCCGCTCCGCTTTCTCCCACCCCTCGATCTTGCGCATGATGGCGGCAATGGCATAGGAATCCGCGGGCTTCATGGAGGAGCCGTCCCTGCCGAAGCACTCGCACCATATCTCCATGTTGCAGGCATACATACGCTGTACCGTGCCGTCTTTCCTGCTGACGCCGAAGTCGGAATCACTGAGGTAGCTCCGCCGTTCGAACAGGGACATCTCCGCCCACTTCTCCGGGAGCAGGGTGTCCAGGTACTCCCGCACCAGCCCCTCGCGCTCATCCGTTTCCAGGGCGTCTGCCTGTTCCGCCACGGCGATCTCCGCATCCTGGCCTTCCAGATAGAGCTTCTCCCCTTTCTGGTACAGCACGAGCGTTTCCGCCCATATCTGCGCCACATCCTCTTTCGTGAGCTGCCACGGCTTCTTCCTGGAGCTGCCGGACACGCGCACCGGCCAGAAGCGGCGGTTGCCCGTGATGTCGCGCAGGAAGCCCGTCTCCGCATTCGTGGTGCCTACAATGATGCACTGCCTCGGATGGCTCTCCACATTGACGCCGTAGGATGCGCGGTACTTGTCGTCCACACGGCTGATAAAGGACTTCACAGTCTCAATGTCCGCCTTCCTCATGCCCGCCAGCTCGCCCAGCTCCAGTATCCAGTACCCCTGCAGCTTCTCCGGGCCGGATTTGTCCTTCATGTCCGTAAGCGTCAGGCTGTCGGAGAACCATTCCCCGGCGAGCTTCGCGTAAAAGGTGGACTTCCCGATGCCCTGCGGGCCGTTCAGGATCGGGACGCTGTCAAACTTCGTCCCAGGGCGGTAAACCCTTGCGATGGCCGCCGCCATTGACTTGCGGCTGACCGCCCTTGTGTAGCTGTTATCCGCGGCGCCGAAATAATCGACCAGCAGCGTATCCACGCGGGGGATGCCGTCCCATTCCGGCAGGCTTTCCAGATAGTCCCGGACGGGGTGGTATGCCCGCTCCGCCGCCACCGCTACCACGGCGTCCTTCGTCTTGGTCGGGGAATAGATGCCGTAGTTCCTGGAGAGATACACCTTGAGTGCCGCCGCATCCGAATCGCTCCAGCCGCCCTTAATCTGCTCCCACGGCAGCCCCTCCCTTGCGTCGATCCCGTCCCGGTGGCAGTTGAAGGCAATGCCCTTAAGCTCCTCATCGTTCCGGATGATCAGGACAATATTATCCAGCGTGTCTTTTATGCCGCCTTTCCGGTCAAGCTCCAGGCTTTTCCTCCAGTCCTCCCCGTCTGCGAATTCCTCTCCGGCCTGCCTGCGCCGCTCCTCCAGGGCCTCTACCTTCACGCTGTCAATCGTCAGCGCAAAATCGCACATTGCCTTGAAGGACGCCTTATCGTCAAGCCCGCCGAATTTGTGGATGCGTACAAGATCAAAGGCATTGCAGAGTTTCAGATAGGCAGGGTCTTTTGCATGGTGGCTGTAGGCGAATTTCCCGCCCTCCTTGATTTCCACGCCCGCCATGCTGCTGGACTCGGTCAGGTGGTAGCGGTCTTCCTTGTCCGTAGGCTCATATACATCCTGCAGGAAAGCGTCCATGGCAAGATTTATAGGGAAGAACACCCGGTTGAACAGTCCCACCACGCCCTCTTTTTCAAGCGGGTCCTGCACCTTCTGTATGCTGATGGAATTTGCCCGGCTCTCCCTTGAGGATGTGGGCAGCCTTGTCGGGTCAAGCCATTCCGGATGCGCCGACAGGACGTCATCCGGGTCAAGCCATGCGCCGCCCGCCTCCTTATAGACGAACTCACCGTTGGAAGGCGTACTCGGCCAGTACATGAGCTGGTTAGGCTGGTAGGAGCATTCGTCAAAATAATCCATGCCAAGCCCCTGCGCAAGATACCTCGCCACCGCCACATATTCTTCTGGGGACACGTCCCTTGCCAGTGGGAACACAAGGCGCACCCTCGGTTCTTCCGCCGTATGGCTGTGGGTGCTGTAAAGCACGGAGGCATACGGCACGGCCTTTTCATAACCCGTCAGGAACTCCGGGTCGATGCGGTCGCCGTCCAGCGCCACCATGGAACGGGACTCCACCGTGTCGATCTTCCGCCTGCCGCCCTTTAACACTCCTGCAACAAAGCCGCCATGGTCTTTTGCCGTATCCTTTTTCGATTTCGGGAAACGGGCGTATTCCTCTGCTGATTCCGATGTGCGGATTGTCACTTTCAAGCGTTCCTTAAGTTCTCCAAACCGTATGGTCTTGTTTGACCACTGCTTTGCGCTGCGGCTGTTCCCATATGCAATACTCAACTCACGCATAGCGCGCCCTCCTTACTTTTGGCGTTTCCCCATGTTCAAACCGCGCCTGCCTTGCAAGGCGGTATGCCCGCTCCGTTGCCCTGCGGTCTATGAAACGCCGGTTGTATTCTTCCGCCTGTCCGAACAGCTCCAGATATCCCTCACGGTTGACGCAGGGGAAAGCCGTGCAGTCCATACCGTCAACCGTGCCGAAATGGAACGCCCGCGCTTCCCACGGAAACGGCCTGCCGCTTTCCGCATCTACCCATGACCGCATCCTGTCCAGCGTTGTCCCTGGCGGAATGTCCCCCAAAACTAAAACAGGCGTATCCGATATGGCAGGCAGCCCATCCGCAAGCCCGGCTTTATAGAATGCCAGTATCTTTTCAGAATCTGCCTGCGTCATCTGCCCCTTCACTTCAACATAAAGGCTGCGTATTTCCGAAAACTCACTGCCGGAGCCATAGCCGCCAAGCTGCACCCTTTTGAGCAGGAAATCCGGCAGGTAATGAATCCCGTTCCCAAGGTCATACCCTTCCGGCTCATATTCCCAATCCACACCGCAGGCATCAAAGAACACCGCCCACCTTGCCTCCAGCCGGGACCGGAATAAATACCCCTTGTATTCTGTCTGTATAGCTTTCATTTCCCCCATCAGCCTCCAACCTCCTCACAGTTTTCTGTGAAATAGCGGATTGGCATACCCCGCTTTTCCGCTTTCTCAATCTCCGCCGCCATCCCCGTGGATATGGTGCCGCCGAACACCCACAACTGCTCACACTTCCCCAAAAGCACCAGCCCTGCGAACATACCGATTGCCCGCTCCGCAGGCTTCCCGTCATCCAAAAACTGCGGAAAGAGCAGGTGCGGGGCGAACGGGATCGCGCCGTTCTTCACCGCAAACCTGCTGTACCTTCTTGCTTTCTGCGTGTTGCTTTCCGTATCCCCGGCAAACGGGGAGCATATATAGACAAGCGGCCGGTATGCCCGCTTCGCCGCCTTTTCCTCCTTCTGGATTCCCGATAACGCCGCATGGCTCGTCGGGTCGCTGTATCCCTCGCTGTTATATCTGCTGATTCCCATCAACCATACCTCCATTCTGCCTGCGCCGGCCTTCCCGGACTGTGTCCGCAGGCTTGTAAAACGGGCAGTCCCTCCCGTTAAAGTCATTGTCCTTTAGGCAGGTGCAGACGCCGCCCCTGTTTGCGAAACAGTCGCCGTGTGTCCTGCATTCCGGCATCACATCAGTCATCTTTTTTCCCTCCTGAAATCAATCTGATATTCCCCGCCATCCTTTTACGGAGGACTTCCGTTTTGTTGAACTGCGCCCTCCAGTGCCTCCGCTTCGGGGTATCCGCAGGAAGCGCCTCCTCTATTTCTTTGTACATTTTGCATAGTGCCGCATACCCGTCTGCCATTTCCCGCAGCTCCGAAAGCAGCTCCGCCCTCGTTTCATCAGAGCAGTATAAATTGATGAGCCTCGCGGCTTTTCTTGCCGCCGGCATCTTGCAGGGGAAGAACGCCTCCACGTTCAGCTCCATATATCCCGTCCCGTATTCAATCCGCAGCCGTTCCATCATGCACCCCCTGCCTAATCCTTCTGGTAAAAATCGCATTCGTAGCCATCCGCCCGGAGCAGCAGCCCTTTCGCCCAGGGCGGCGTCCTTCCCATCTGTTCACATACGGCAGGAAGGGACATACTCCTGTCCGCTTCAATTATGATCTCATCATGCACCGTAGCCACGATTGCACAGTTCCGTAAAGTCCGCATGGCATAGCAGAGAATATCCCGGCTGACCGCCTGCACAATGTTCTCCACAAACTTGGGGCCATAGCTTTCCAGCCGCTCCCATTTCTTCGTGCCGCCCACTCCCATGTAAGTGACGGACTCCCCGCCAAACCGGTTCTTGCCAATCCTCGGCTTCACATACGCAAGCCGCCGTCCGGAAAAAAGCGTGATGAACAGCATCCCGCTCTGGTAATCAAAGCGGATGCCGTGTGTCTCCGTTGGCACTCTCTTTTTGATGCATTCCTTCACGGCACGGTCTACTGCCCACCAGAATTCCGTAATGCTTGGGTTGGAATCCCGCCATGCCGACACAAGCGGCTGCAGCTCTTCCTCCGCAAGCCCCATCTCCAATGCGCCCATGGATTTCAATGCCCCGACTGATCCGCCATAGCCGAGGGCCAGTTCCGCTATCTTTCCTTTCTGCCGCAGATGCCCGTTTACGCCATGTTTCTCAACAGGCACATGGAACATCTGGCTTGCCGAGGCACAGTAAATGTCACCGCCTCCCTCGAACACCCTAAGACGCCACCGCTCCCCGGCAATCCAGGCAATCACCCTCGCCTCGATAGCGGAAAAGTCCGCCACAATGAACTTCCTTCCGTCCTGCGGCACGAAAGCCGTGCGGATGAGCTGCGATAGCGTATCCGGGATATCCTCATAGAGTATGGCAAGGGCATCGAAATCCCCGGCTTTCACAAGTTCCCGTGCCTGCGCCAAGTCCGGGATATGGTTCTGGGGCAGATTCTGCAACTGTATAATGCGGCCGCTATACCGGCCGGTTCTATTGGCTCCGTAAAACTGGAACATCCCGTGCGCACGGCTGTCCGCGCACACCGCATTCTCCATTGCCTGGTATTTCTTCACGGAGGACTTGGCAAGCTGCTGCCGCAGGGCAAGCGCCTCCCCCAAAGGCTCCGGCGCAGTCTTTAACAGTTCCGCCACCGCCTTTTTATCAAGGGAATCCGTCTCCATCCCGTTCTCCGAAAGCCACTGCTTCATCTGCTGCACGGAATTTGGGTTCTCCAGTTCCGTCAGTTCCTGCATGGCGGTTGACAGTTCCGACTTGGAGCGTCCGTCCATGGCGATTGCCCGTGCGACCATCTCCATATCCACCCCGATGCCCCGGTCGTTGATCTCCTGGTCCTGCCAGTATTCCTCCCACACAAAATCCAGAACCGGGAACTTGGCAAGCCTCTGCTGTATCTGCATCTCCGCCTCCACATCACGAAAGTTGTATTCCTTAAACCGCTCCCATTTCTCCCTGTCATGTTCCGGCAGATTCCGCGTCCTGCCGCCATTCGTCTTGGTCGGCTTGCACGGGACGCAGAAATACCGGATCAGGTCCTTTCCCTCTGACAGCTTCTGCTTTTCCAGCCCAAGCACTGCGCCCACATTTTCCAAAGACAGCGGGAGGCCAAGCGTGGCCGACCAGACCATGGAGCATTTCCAGGACTCCGGCTCCAGCCATTCCCCAAGGTAATTTGATAAGCACACCCTCTCGAACATGGCATTGAACGCCCATTTGATGACAGACTCATCTGAGAGTGCAGCCAGGATATCCGCAGGGATTTCCTCCCCGCAGGCAACATCGACCACCTCCACTTCACCGCCGTCCACGCTGAACCCAAATAACAGAATCTCAAAATTCGGCGAGGAAGAATATTTGTAAACGCCGCATTTGGATAAATCCACATCGCTGTACGTTTCAATGTCAATTTCTATAGAATTCAATTCCACCAGCTCCTTTCACCGCCTTAAGGGCGGCAGGGAAAAGACAGACGCCCTCTCCCCGCCACCCGGCAGCTGAGTTTCTGTTTCTCTGGTTATGACAGGAAATCTTCCTCGTCCGCATCCGCAAAGTCATCCTCCGCACGGGACTTCCCGCCCAAAGGCTCCCCGTCACGGATCTTCTGTAAATTGTTCAGCCCGCAGGCGATACCCTTATTCCCGTTGGAATTGAACGCATAGAAATTGATGCTCGCCCTGCCGTATACACCGCTGTACACCTCGGACGTATCAATAATCGGCTGGCGGTCCGCATCCACGATGCCGGGAGCCGTGGTGCTGTTGGCATTGACGAAATAAGAATCCGCATAAGCCTCATCATCCGGGCGCTCCGTATCCCCGTCACGCAGCGGGGTCTTCAGCACGGAAAGCGCAGGGACGCTCCTGCCATTCCCCTTCAGCTTCGCCTCGCCCTCATGGTAGGCCGCTTCAATCGCAGCCTCGATTTTTGCAATGGTCTTTTTGTCAGATTTCGGGATGATGAGCGATACAGAGTATTTTGGCTCACCTCCGTTAATTGCCTTTGGGGTCCACACATTTGCATAGCTCCACCGGGTGTTCGGTTCCGTGATCACTTTCGTTGGATTATTGGCTGTGTTTGACATATGATTTTCCTCCTGACTAATCTTCCTTGAAATCTTCCTGCGCCGTGTTCATCTCCGACCTCTTGTCGCTCTCCGGGACTAACGCAGGCTTGCCCTGCGGCTTCTCCACAAGGCCCTTCAAAATCTCTGCAAACTTCTTCTTTCCGAGCAGCTTCTCCATGGCTGTAATTCCAAGGAGCTTCGGCTCATACGGGTCAAAGCCCGCCTTCTTCACGGTATCCGCCACGGCATCCTCATCCGTATATTTCCGGTTGGACCTTCCGGCCACAACCTTGAACCCGGCATACTTCACGCCGCTTAACGCCTGCTGCAATGCAAACTCTTTCACATCCGCCGCCCATGCCGCCAGCTCATCCGCTTTCACGAGGATCGCCGCAATCTCGTCATCCTCCAGCGTGGCGGGCATCTCAAAATCATATTTGGCAAGTTCCAGGTTGTACTCCGCCCGTTTCCTGCAGACCGCCTTCGCCTTGCAGAACCGGCAGTGTTCCCCCGCACAGAACTCGCCCTCCCCGGCATAGGCCAGCTTCGCCTTCTCAGCAAGCTCTCCCTCCGCCCATTTAAGAAGGTCATCCTTCGCCATGGCATACACGCTGACATTCTCCCGGCGCGGCTGGTAGATCGCCATGCGGACGGCATCAATGTCATAAATGCCGTCAAACAGCTCCAGCGCGCCCAGGGCATACAGCATCATCTGCGGGTTCCCCTCGGCGGAAACCTCCACGCCCTTGCCGTGCTTGTAGTCGATGATATACAGCGTCCCGTCTGCGATGATCACGCAGTCCCCCGTGCCGAAGCCCTCTTCCACATACCGGGAGAAATCCAGCCGCTGCTCAATCAGCACGACAGGGTCTTTACAGAACTTCCTGGCCTCCTCAACAAGCGAGAGGACATACTCCGCATACCCACAGGCGCATTCCTCCATCTCCTCATCGTAGAAGGAAAGCCCCTCCGTCGGGTCTTCGGTTTCCATGCCGAGGGACAGCTTCAGCTTGTGTTCGCACAGGCTGTGGGCGTCGGTGCCCTGCTGCGCGTATTCGCTGCCCGTATCCTCGTAATTCTCGCAGAGCCTTGCTGACGGCGGGCAGGCAAGCCACCGGTGGCTGGAGGATGCGGAAAGTAAAGCGTGTCTCCCCATCACAGCACCTCCGCTTCCGCAAGCAGCGCCGCATACTCCGCCGGGTCGATCTCCGACAGCTTATCTGCGCCATGCTTATTCAGCAGTTCCCGCACTTCCTCCGTGTGTCCTGCGCGGGACTTCTCCGCCAGCACCGCGCGGACTTCCTCCAGCGTCAGCGGCTTCTCCTCCGGCTCCTGCTTTGCCACAGGCTTTTCCTCTTTCTTTGCCGCCTTCCCGGCCTTTCCCGCTTTTTCCGGCTCCTTTGTATCTGTCCTCCCTGCTTCCGCGGCACCGTTGTCCGCCACTGCATCCGCAACAGCCTGTAAGCTGTCGGCAAGGGAACGCAGGTCCCCTATGACGTCAAGCAGTAACTTCACTTTTCCCATGTACGTTTCCTCCTTCCATGACTTCACTCACTGCCAGCTCCCGGACGGAATCGCCCGGAACGATGATTGTCACCCTCCGCTTCTCCCCAAGGAGGAAGCGCAGGAAACGCTCCCTCACGGAGATATGGCGGCAGCTCACGATCCCGCCGGATGCCGGCTCCTTTGAAACACTGATCCTCAATGTGTGTTCCATGCCCATGACCTCCATTTCCGAAGGGCGGCTGTTTTCATGCCCTTCACTATACGGAGATTTTGAGGGGTGTTCGGCGGGGTGTTTTTAGAAAAACTTTTTAAATTTTTTCCGGGCCGCAGATATCGTTTCTGAGACCACGCTGTGATGCACGCCTTCCTTACGCGCAATCTCGTTGACGGACATACCGCCCGCCAGCATCAGAATCCGCCTGCGCTGCACTTCCGACAGCCCGTCCAATGCCTGGGCGATATGCTCCGTTTCCATTTCACGCTCCATCTTCGTTTCCGGTGTTTCCCTGTCAGCATATTCCTCTCCCACAAACTGCGCTGCATCCAGCGAATAACAGTGGTAACGTTCCCTGCGGGAAAGGTTGTCCTCCAGCCGCCTGTCTTCAATGATGACGGCACCGATGGATTCCTCCACCTCAACCTCTGATACAGTCCCATCCGCAAATTCATATTTAATTTTCATTCAGATTCCCTCCAGTTCTTGAAATTTGGTTAAACAATTTTCAAGACCAGAGGGGGCGCACGGCCCCTGAACGGCGGCTGATGCCTACAGCCGAAAGCGCAAAAAAAGCGCACCCGAAGAATTCCAGGTGCGCCTGTCATAAAAACATTGTATCCTTTTGTAATCTGTTGGGAAAAGAGATAGAAATGTGTCGAATAAAAAAATTCCGCAGTCCCCCTTGAGGCTGCTGTATATACAGAAAAAATATGATATTCGGCCATGGGTGCAGGGAGCCAGCTCCCTGCTCGTGCCATGCCCGCTTCCTCCGAGGCACTATCTTTCCACGCCTCATAGGACTCTTCTGTAACACTCATTGTGAATTCTTCGTTTCCTGACTTGATCCTGATGATTTTTTCAGACATAAAAGCGTTCCTTTCTTTACGCCTTCGTAAAGCCAGAACGCTTCTATTTTTGATATGAAATTGATTTAAAACGGAAAAATGGCCGGAGTAAGCTAAGGCTCATTGTCTCTAGCTTCACTCCGGCCATTCGTGACTCGATGTCCCCTGGTCCCACTCGCTCGGTAGTAAGTCTTATTTAGCTGTCTCCGTGACCTGTAGTAGCCATTCCAATTTGACTATCCTCCCGCATTCGGGGCACCTCACCTTTAAGACTACGCGCCCTCCTGCGGTGGCAATTAAATCGCAGATCCGTCCTTTGCAAGCGGGACATTTGACCATACACATACCGTATACCTCCCACAGCCTGTTTTGGATGACAATGCCATGCTATGCATCCTGCATAAAATATCCCATCGGTGGAAATTTCCATAAATTTCCATTGCCTGTTACCAGTATGGCCCGGAATGCCGCCCCTTAATCACGGAATGCATAAAAAAAACAGCAGAATCATCTCCGCCGTTTTTTCTTCTCATATATACCAGCTTCTATCCCTTCCGGCCCGAAGTGCAGCCTTACCAGTTTTCCGCAGTGCTGGCATTTGATCTCAAGGACCGTCCACTCCGTCTCTGTTCCCTCATCGTCCAAAATGCGCCGCCTGCATTTGGGGTTGGGGCATCTGATTATTTCCATCTGCCACCGCCTCCTTTACTCCACTCCGGCCAGTAACCATCCTTATTTTCCGCCTCCCCTCACTGATATGGAACAAGGGAACCTGCCTGTCCCTGCCAGTTCCCTTTTATCCTTTGTGTACTATATCCGCCTATGCCCTCGCGTCAAAACCGCCCTGCACTTCCATTCCGTTTATCTCCTGCCTTGCCGCATGGTACGCATCATAGTAGGCTGCCTTCAAAGCCCCGTGTACCTGCGTCTCCGCCTTCGACTCCTTCTCATGCCAGCCCACGCCCGCCGTGTAGGTCAGTATCTCGTCTCCATTCCCGTCATACACATGGACTCCCCCGGACTGGAACTTAGCCTCATACGGCTCCCCGAACAGGAGGCGCAGGCGTCTCTCATCCGCCTCCCGTATCGTTTTCATGTCAGCCATATCCTGATTGAGTTTCCCCATCAGCGCAGACCTGTCCGGCGCGACTTTGGCGACCTCGCTTTTCCGCAGAGCAAGAAACTTATTCCCCATATAGACGTTCTGTGCCGCATCCTGTTATCTTCTCCCGGAGGGAATCAGACAGCTTCCATTCCTTCTTGGATGATACCTTTCCCTGCCGCAGTGCTATTCGCCTGATGGCTTTTTGTTATTTCTGTAATACCCACTGCAAACTCCTTCCCTGCCGGAACGTCTGGCATCTACGAACACAATGCCGCTAAAAGTGACTTATACCTTTCCGTCTCATTTTTTATATCTTCGGCAGTGACTCCGTAATACAGATATATTTCCCTGAACAGCTTCTTCATCTCCTTCATGGTTTTCTTTTCCCCGCTGAATGAGCCCTCTATCACCTGCCAGACAGTTTCCACCCCTATCTGCATTATGCAGTTCCCAGGACACTTAATTTCATATATGTGAAAATCTAATGGTAAGATGTCGTCTGCAATTTCCGCTGCTATTTTCTCCCGCTTCTGAATCTGTTCAAAGAATGTCTTTAGAGCCTCCACATCGTCCCTTTCGGGCGGCTCCAAATCCATCAATTCACCAAGTAAATCCGGGCGGTGACGCATTACAAGGGATGCCTTTAAGCACTTTCTCTGTTCCTGATAATTAAAAGAATGCTGCGAAACCTCCTCAGCGCCGTATTCCCTTTTCATCAGTTCCACGACTTCCTCCAGCGTATGGGGATTCGCGGTTATCCGCTTTTTTACTCTGTTGCTTTTTAATTTGCGGAAATAATTTTGTATGCGTGTTGTCAGCTTCACCTTATCGCTTTTTCCGGCGATAAAAATACTTGTAGGTCCATCTGCACCACCTATAATGGATATACTGCCTTCGCCCTTTCCCATATCTACATCTCCCATTCAAAAAATAAATCCTGCTCCCGATTCCCCAATCTGCCAGAACGCCAGGGATGCCTGCCTTTGCTCTTGCCAGTCTGTGGCTTATTGGGGATATGTTGCTGACGGAAATATATTCTCCTTCAATAATCATCTAATCTGAATGCTTCTTTTGGCATATACTTTATCAAATCGTGGATTTGATACCTTTCCTTTATCTCTTCTGAAGGATTTGGGTAAAATGTCCGGGAAGCATATTTAAAAACTTCATTCCCCCACAAATTTACTGTAGACAGCAGATAACCATAATAATCTTTATCATAATGGATATGCCATGATAGTTCCTTTATCAGCCGCAGGCTCATGGCTGTTTTTACGCTGACTGCAGATCCACTTAATATGGCATCATATTCCGCGTCCAAAATCAGGCTTGCTATTTCAGGAGGTTGGCCATCAATAATCAAGCCAACCGCAATGTCCATAAAAGATTTCAAAGGTTCTTCAAAATTATTTTCTAATGGCAGTTTCTCAATACCACTATTCTGCAAGTGTAAAACCATCCTCATAAAATAACTGAATATCCTGTCTAAAACCTCGTTGCTGTATCTGCTTTTGATACTTGCTTCCAT